CTAAACATATTTTTTAGCAATTTGGTTGATACGGTCATTCGTCCGTTTAAGTGCTTCTTTACTTGGAACGTTCGAACGAAGTGTTACGTTTATTTTCCCGTGAGTTCCAACAATTTTCGTATCACTTTCTTCTATTATCTTCATATCTTTACGCATAAAAATACACCCTTTCGTTTGATTTCACGAAAAGGTGTTGCGCGTTACTAATTCGTTTGTGACACGTAACTATAAAAATGTTGCGTTTTTATCGGCGCAAGGAACTAAAACTTCATTACGCCATTTCTCAACCCATTCGTTCCAAGACGTATATTTTTCGATTATGACCGTTGGACGGGTCGTCTTGAACCGTAATCCGCAAATTATCGTTCCAACTGATTTCGCTTCAACCTTCATATTTCCCAACGTATAAGGGTCAGGCATTTTTCGGTTGATTGCGTCCGCTTCTTCTTTTGTTTCCGTAATAATTAAAACAAACGTCAATGTTGGAAAACTCATTCAATAACCCCCTTTACGTGTCCGAATAAATTTCTTCATATTCAACCGTGACTTCACGTTTTTCAAGACGATAATGAAGTTCGGCGTCGTCAAAACCAAAGTGAAGCAAGTCACCTGTCAATCTGAATGTATCTTCGGAATCACCTTCTTCATAAGCTTCGATTACTACGACCGTTCCGTTACATTCAATTGATTTGATTCGTTTTCCGACTAAATATTTTTCAATAGCTTCGTTCATTTAAACGCCCCCTTATTCATCCGTAAGAATGTTCAACAATGCAACAACTGTTACAAATACCATGAACAAACCTATCAACCAACTTGAAAAGTCAATAGCTTCAAGCGTTGCATTCGGAAATATAAACGCAATAATTTCGAAAGATAACAAATAAAATGTCTTCAGTAACGCCAATATCACGAAAGGTGACGCAATCCACAAAATAAAATCTTTCATTATACCGCACCCTTTCGTTCATTTGAACGTTCAAGTTCTTCAACAATTTCAATTATCTGATTGCAGCATTTCGAAGCATTTGTTAAATCACCGTCAATAACGGAACGGTTCAATTTATCTATTAAATCTTTCACACGTTCAACGTTAGTCATTCAATCGCCCCTTCCGAAGCTTTAACTTTCAAATACGTTTTGAACGGCATTGCATTTCGTGAACCGCAATTCAAACAAATATACCAATAAGCCGTATAAAGACCCATGAATTCGGTTCGTCTTTTCACGTCACCAAACCTTCGTAAATGACTGCGACAATCGGGACAATACCAATTTCGAAACATTATTTATCATTCCTTTCAAGGCGAATGTCCATCTTTTCGAAAGTAATTTTTCCTTCGCCTTCATTTCGAAGCAATTTTTCTAATTCTTCTTTTTGCCATTCAATTACTTCGTTTACCTTTTCGTCAGACATTTCTTCGACCGCATGTTCGTCTTCTTCACGCAATTCAACAACGGCTTTGATTTCGATAATTTCCTTCAAATAAAAACCCCCTTCGTTTTCTTCACGAAAGGGTGTTGTTACGGAATCGTTATTTGTGACATTCGTCAGAATTTCTTTTTGACACGGAACGTACAAACTTATTGATTACGCTGCTTCCAAATTTCGCTTGAAAGCCGTTTGTCTTGCGCTGCCTGTTCGACTGTTCGTTTGCTATCGAAGCACCAATAAACGAAATCACGGTATTCTTCGGGCGTCATATTGTTATGAATCGCCAAATAAAGAATAAGGTCGTCAAATCGTTCCTGCGATAAGTTGAATCGTTCTTTATTTTCATAAAACCATTCGAAAAGGTTTCGGTCGTTTTTCGAAAGATTTAAGTCACCACGTAAAGGAATACAATTTCCGACGTAAGTTCCGCCGTGTCCAATCGACAAAGGAATTACATGGTCAAGATGGTTCGAATTGCCTTCAACCTTATCGCCTGTCAACGCACAACGACCGTCAAAACGTGCTAGGACGCCTTCATAGCCTGTTTTCCCGAATTTATTGTCGAAAGGAAGGTTCCGTTCCATTGCTTTTCGTTTTGCTTGTTTTGCGGCAAATTTTGCAGGGTTTTCTGCGTAAGCTTTTCTGTATGATTTTTGTCTTCTTTCTTTACATAGTGAAGCATTGTTCTGTTGATATTTTCTCGATATAACCCTTGCTTTATCGGGATTTTGTTTTCTCCAATTTGAATCACGTTGTCGTTTAATTCTTAAAAATTCGGGGTTAGATTTTTTTGTTTCATACCATTTTTGTGAATACTGTCCTCGACACTTACGACAAGCGTTTTCTGTACCACCAAAACCACATTTATCTTTATTATAATCACACTTTATTTTTACTTTTACACAAACCGAGCAACGTTTTCCGACTAATTCTCCACCTTCTTTTTCAATAAACCAAGAAACATCTCCTTTTTGACTTTTGAAACGTTTCAAATGGACAACTCCATAACCTTTAACATTGAATTCCGTGAAAAAATCTTTTGTTTTTCGTTTTTGTTTTCGACATTCTTTACATTCTGAACGAAGACCATCTTTGGAGTTTTTTGTATTAAGTTTATGAAAATCGTTTATTCCTTTCGTTTCAAAACAAACGGTGCAAGTTTTCATGCCGTCTTTCGCTTCAAATTGTAATCCTTTTTCAACTTCCGCAATATAATTGTCAATATCCTTTAACGTTTGCATATTGGTTCACCTCAACGAAACGTGTTGCGGCGAACCTCTCGTATGTGACACATGGATTCGAAAATCTGTTATATAACAAAAAAGACGCCCTCCCGAAGGAAGACGTCCGTTCTTTCATTATTACTTTTTAAATACGTGACCGCCGATAACTTTCACGGTATTCAGCGATTCCATGAAAGCCGAATCAACCAATGCAGGCGCATAGAAGAACAACGCCCCGTTTACGTCACCGCCACCGTTCAACGCAACCCGAACGGCTTTCCGTGCTGCTTCGGAACTATCTTCATAAATAGCACCGTTTAAAACAGGTGTGAATTGACCTTCTTGGAAGATAACGCCTTGTATGGTATTCGGAAATCCATCTGATTCCACCCGATTCAATACGACTTTCGCAACTGCGACTTTACCTTCGAAAGATTCGTCTTTTGCTTCAGCATTTACAAGCCTTGCGAATACGTCAAACGTTTCTTCCGTCAACTCATAATCGGTTTTCGTTGGCGGTTGTTTTACAACCTCTTTCGCCTGTCCTACGTTTGGAATTTCGATTTCCTGATTCGGATAAATCAAATTGACGTTTTCAATCGTTGGATTCGCTTCAGCAATGTCGCCAACCTCAACGCCATGTTGAAATGCAATATCGCCAAGCGTATCACCTTTTTCAACCGTATATGCGGAAACGACACTTGTACCGCCGAACGCAATTCCTGCCGCAAATAATGTTGCGAATAATTTCTTCATACAATAACCCCCTTTTAAAGTATCCCTACCTTCATAAGTTGATAGATAACCGATATAATTCCGAAACCTGCGAAACCAGAATAAAACAATGACCGCACCTTTTTCGAATGATAATTTCGAATACCACTTATCAACAAATAAAGGGATACTCCGAAAACAGATATTTGAGAAAGCGACCAAACCGCCCATGCAATAACCGTTGTCGTCAAAAGTACCCCTCCTATTGGAATAAATTGCGAATGATTTCGCTAATATTCAATTGTTCAATTTCCTAACGTGACAATAGTTTCAATTCAGTTTCGTAAAAAATTCCTTCGCCTGCTTTTTCAAAATCAACAACGAAAGAAACGTTTCCGCTTTCGCTCTTTTCGATTTTCCTAACGATTCCTTGCAGCCCTTGAAACTTCTTCAGATACGCATAATCTTCGACCACTTGAACGGATTCGTCGGGTTCGATAACTTTTACCGATTTCCCGACGTCAAGCCGACGTTCAAGTCTATCTTCAAAATTCATTTCCAATTGTTCAACCGTCCGTTCCATTGTCGTCACCTTGTTCAATAGAATCATAGGTTGATTCGAAAATATCAGGTTTACAAGGGTAAAATTCGCCTTGAACGCCTTTTATAATATAATCACCAATTGAAGCGGTCATTTCGCCTTCTAACGTCCAAATCGCAATTTCCATTTCACCGTTTGCACCAAACTTTCCTTGACCGTTTGTCGGAATACCAACAAAATCACAAATGTCGTTCCAATTATCACCTTTCCATTGAACGGCTTCAATTACGACGGGCTTTTTACGGTATTTCATTCGTTATCACCTTCCGCAATAAGACCCGTTGAAATGTCCAATCGGTCGGGTTCGCCTGCAATCACCCGAACGCCAAGCGTGGCGTCCTCAAGTGATACGGAAACAACGGCGTCATTTAAGACAATCGCAATTTCGTCACCTTCTTCAAGCTGCCCGTATTCTTCACGTACATATTTCAAAACAACCGATAAAAAGTCCATATTATTCGCCCCCTTCGTGTTCTTCTTTTGTGTCGTCGATAACATTGAAACAATCTTCGCCAAGCCAACCGTTATCGTGCGTATGATAAAACGCTTTTCCTTGCCCCATATCGTCAACATGGGACGCCCTTTCTGTTAAAGTACAAACTTTGTTGTAAGGTTCAATCCAACGAACAACGTCACCGACTTCAGCTTCTTCAGGTTGTGGCGCATATGCGAATTCATACGAAATTACTTTGCCAAGTGCTTTTTGAAGTGCGATAGCTTTTCCAATGTGAACGTTGAACACGTCTTCAGGTGCGGCTTTCGCAACTCCACGACGACGGACAATACCCGATTTAAAACCACGAAGCAAAACAACAACCGTTCGCTTTTCTCTATTGACAATAAATTCAGGTTTCGTCCTTAAAATACCGAAGGCAATTTCACCAAAACCGATTTTATTTGAAACGTAATCCTTCGCCTGTTCGATTACGGTTTTCCTTGCGAAGTTTGGAGAAGGTTTCTTGTTGTAAATCTGAAACAATTCGTCGATTTCGTTTGCTTCTTGTTCCTGACGTTCAGCTTCAACTTGTTTGCGGCGTTCACTTTCAAGCGTGAATTCCAATCTATCAAGTTTATCTTCGGCAGCTTGAACCATGTCCAACCCTGTTTGAAGTAACGTTTTTGTATCACGAATTTCCTTTAATTTATCCATAAGATAAAAACCTCCTATGCGTCTTTGTGCGCTGTTTATTTGTTTACATGATTAAAAGTATTCAAAAGGGGCGAAAGAAAACGTGACGCCCCGATTCTGTTTGATTTATACCTGAATACATTCAATATAGAATTGACGAATGATTAATTCAGCTTTTTGAAGTTCGTGAACCGACATTTCCGCCCCTGAATGACGTGAACCACGACCCCAAACGTACAAAGTTCCGCCTGTGTTATCCGCAACAAACCTTGCGGGCAAATAACCGCCGTCAAGAAAAACACTATTGTCGCTCAATTCCGAAACCCTTGTCGTTCCAAGTGTTGGGTATAAACGTTTTTGAAGTTCGTCCCGTGCGTCTTTCAATTGGCGTTTGTTCATTTCTGAAAATCTCATATTGCAGCCCCCTTTATATCCCACAACGTATCAAGTGAAATTTCTCTTTTCTCAATAATTCCTTCACGGGTAAAAATCGTTTGAAATTCTTCTTCGACAAATTGATTCGATTTGAATTCGAAAAGTCGGTATCCGCTCTTGAACAATTCAAGTGCGTCTTTCGTGCTAAACCAACTTTGCATTTGCTTTCGGTTGCCGCAACCGCTAAACCATTTACGACCGCCCTTCGAATACCTTTCGTCAAATTCCATTGGAAGCGACTTCGATATTCCTTCCGTTAAACGATTAATGAACGGGTCAAATGTTCCGTCAAGCCGATACCACATTCCGTGCATTGTTTCTTCGTTTTCAATTCGATAAATTGTTTTCATTATTGACCGCTCCTTTGATTCAACATTTTCGAAACTGCTTCCGTTTCAATTCTTGTATGATGAATGTTTACTTTTGCAGCCAACGAATATTTCGCTTCGTCAATAGCGTCTTTTACGCCATACAACGGATATTTTGACCCGTGGAAATCCGTAACATCTTTATAATTGAATTCAACGCCTGCTGCGTTCTTGTGACCTCCGCCGCCAAGACGTTTTGCAACGGAACCGACGTCGAATTTCGGATTGCTTCGTAACGAAACTTTTTTCGTATTCGGGTCAATCATTGCGACAACTTCAACGTCAAATTGATTCAACAATTCATGCCCTGTTTCCGATTGGTAACGGTCGGCGAATAAAACACCAATTTGTTTATCACCGAACATTGGATGTGTTGTCATATACTTTCCCGCTCGTTCGATATGACGTTCAAGGTTTTCTTCTTCAATTTCAAGAAGTAACTTGTCAACGTCGTCAAATTCCGTTGGTCGTAAACGTTCAAGACACCTTTCTTCAAAACGATTGATTCCCATAACGAAGAACAATCGGTTCAATTGTTTCGAATCAGGGTTCGCATGAATCCAACGGTCATAATCGTCAACCATGATTGCGAATTCTTCGTATTTCGAAGGAACATTCAAATAATGGTAAACAAGCAATGTTCCGCTTTCCTGTTCGTCGATAATCGCCCACGAATATTTTTCGCCAAGCCATTCGTTCGTGCCGTGATGGTCAAGTAAAATTTTATCGCCTTCGTAATTGTCAACGATTCTTGCGGTTTCTTCCGAAATACCTAAGTCGGAAATGATGATTTGCGGTCGGTCTTCCCGACGTTTACGAATGTTTTCGATTGAACGTTGAATAACGTCGTCAATATCACCGTAATTACAATAGTAAACTTCGGATTCGCTGCCGATTGCGCCTTTGAAAAGAATGCCGCAACCGATTCCGTCAAGGTCGGTATGCGAAAACATAATTGCGTTTGGTTGAATATTCGTTCGTACATCTAATAGTTCCATTATTTTTCGCCCCCTTTTGCGTACTTCGCACAAACTTCCCAACGTTTTTTGTGAAGCCCGTCAAAATACTGATTTGCGATAAATTCGTGATAGTGCCTGAATGTTGAAAGGAATGTTTCGAATTCTCTTTCGTTTTCTTCGATTGCCGCCAAGTACGCTTTCGGGGTCATTCCGCTTTCAAGAAAATCTTGAATTTGATACCCCATGAATTTCGAAGTACGTGGCGACGTTTGTTGACGCTTTACAAGGAAGCGTTCAAACTGCTTCGTTTGTTCCGTTTTGCTTTCGATAAATTTAAGCATTGTCAAAACCCCTTTCGCTTGTTTCAATCAAACGTGTTGCGACGTAAAGGGGTTATGTGACACCGAATAATAAATTTCATAAAAAAAAAATCGCCCTTCTTTTTAGAAGGACGAAATTTCGTATTAATGAAAGAACGGGTCGCCGCCGTCATTGCTTTTCTTGTAATCGTCAAAACTCACAACGTTCGAACCGTCGGATTTCTTCTTTTGTTGTTCCGCCTTGTGTTCTTCTTTCGCTTCTCCGACAAGTTTCATAAGTTCAACAATGGTCATTTTTGCGGCAGGGTCGCCCGCTTCCGCTTTATCTTTCATTTTATAAAGGAAGTTTTCGAACACTTCGCTTTCCTGCTGCTTGTCGCCGTTTGCCGCTCCAAGCTGCGAATTCAATTCCGCCAAGTTTGAAAGCATTTCAAGTTTCGCAAGCATTTGATTCATTTCGTTATCCATTATATAAACACCTCACATTTAATAGTTTGATAGAAGAACGGCAACCAACCGCCCCACGTTGACGAACCCCTTTGTCAATTACGCCACTTATGCGTTTGTGCGCCTTCCCACCGTGAAATTATTCAGTAAGCTTCGCTACACCGCCGAATATTAGAACAAGCGAAGTATATGAAAGTGCCAAACCTAAACTGAATTGTGATACAACGTCACCTTGAATAAGGTTTATCAAATCAATTCCAAAAAGTACGCCCGCTATAATAGAAAGAATTCCCCAAATTTTATTACTCATATAAACACCTTCCTAAAAATGATAGTAATTGGCGATTTCATTCGGCGGGTTTTCTTTTAATGCGTCGTAACCTGCTAACGCCATTTCGATTTTATCGTTTCTTGAAATATTTCTACCGAAAGGAACTCTAGGATTATAACGACTAATGCCAATGTCTTCGCTACCTATTTCAGATACAAGGTCATAATTCGTATCGACTGCGACCGTAACTTGCCCACACCTTCGAAATATCATGTTACGTTTTACAATAAATTCTTCCGCCAATTTAACCGCACGTTCACGTTTTGCTTTTGGTGAATTTCTTTTTTGTTCAAGACGGCGTTCCAAGTCGTGAATTTCGTTTTTCTTTCGTTCGATTTCGCTTACAAGTTTCGTTTCAGTTTTTATCATTTCGTAACCCCCTGAATTGTTATTTTCGAAACGAATTGCTTCGCCAATTCCGCCAAGATTACAACCTTGTCGTTTAACACCATGACCAATTTCGTCAACCATCTATTGACCGCCGTCCAACAAACGATTTATTCCTTTTATTGCGCCCTCATTATCCGCCAACTGCGACATTGCACCCGCTTTGTGTTGCTTTAATACTTCAATTTCGGCGTCAATGTCTTCGATTGTTGACGTCAATTGTTGGTTCGCACCTTCAAGAAGTTCTTTCGTTTTACGGAATTGGTTCAAATGCTGCTGCGATTCCTGCGTTACCTTATTTAACTGCTTGCGAATGTTTTGTTTTGCCATTCAATCACCTTCCTAAATTTTTTAATTTCAAATAAACGTGTTGCTACCGCTTGAACATTTGTGACAGTTCGGAATGAATTTTTCGTGTTTCGGTTGAAATACGGCGTTTGTGAGCGCAATTAGAACAAATGGTTTTCGAATTGGTTGCGCCCATTGAAACACCGTATTTCCTTGTTCTTGGTGAATGGATATTTCCGCAATCGTCGCATTCCCAAAAACCAATGATTTTCGATAAGCCTTCACCTATACCAATGAACGCCAAAGTTATCGGTTCAATCAGGAATTCCTTCCAAGACAATTTTTCAGGTTGCTTTTTTCGCAAAATAAAAATCCCCTTTCGTTTTGATTTCACGAAAGGGTGTTGCGAAGAATTATGCGTTTGTGACAACTCATTCAGATTTGTTGTAATTCGATTGTTTCTTTCCACCTAAATATTTTTGTTCCGTGTGCGTTTCAGGAATATTTTCGTCAGCCGTTTCCCTTGTATATCTTGTACGCAATTGGCGTTTTGTCATAATCGGAAATTCTTCACGGGTTACTTTGTCAGGGTGATTGTCAGCCAATTCGTCAAGCAACAACCAGTTCGCCAATCGGTGAACTTGGCGACCGTCAGGCGTTTCCCCTGTTTGGTTGACGTAAGCCGAAATCATACAATCGCAAGCATAAATGCGCCATTGTATCGGCGGCGGAACGTCCTTTTCGATTTGCAACGCAATCAATTTGTTTACTTGCGTTTCGAAAACTTCTTTGAAGCTGCTATTCGAAAACATTCCGTCATAAAAATCTTCATACAGTCGTAAATTGAAAAGTTTTGTGCCTTTCGTCATGTTGTAAAACCTCCTTGAACGCCGTACATATCCGAACGGTATTGCGCCGATACTTTATTGATAACGTTCCAAACCAATTGATGAACAGCTTGTTGCGTAATTCCCATTTTTTCAGCCGCTTCCCTTTGCGTCAGGTCTTTCACGAAAACGTAATAGATTGCTTCACGTTGACGAAGCGTTGTTCCGATTTGATTGAACGCAATTTCGAAATCTATCAACAAGTCAATTGCGTCAAAGTCGCTTTTGTCGTATGCCGAAACTTTCACGTAAAAATAATCTTCAAATAGCGCATACACGCCCGAAGGCGTTTCAAGCGGATATTCCTTTTCGAATTTTGATTCTTGCATTACGTTTGACCCCCTGCATTTTGCGCCCCTTTCTTGTAATGTTGTAAACCTTTTTCACGGAAGAATATTTCGTTCGCAATTTTAAGCGTTTGTTCGTCCAAATCCGCAAGTGTGCCGTTATTATCAATGTCGTAATCGACTTCGAAACTATCAACGTGCAATTCGGTTTCATGCTGCATATCTTTCAACGTGAAATCGTCGCCCGCTTCCCTTGAACGCTTCAGGCGGGTTTCGTCCGTTGCGTTGACCCTAATAATATGAAAACCGTCTTCCTTCAACGCTTCCAATTCGTTCGGTTGGCGTAAATCAGTAACGACAATCCTTTTCGCTCCAACTTCGTCCATTTCGTTAAATGTATAGTTGACCCAAATGTTCGGATGAACTTCACGAAGCTTTTGCCCCAAACGTTGCAGCAATTGACGGGGTTTTTCCCTGCGATTGAATTCGTTTGGGAATAACAATTTGCCGACTTCCTTAATTCCGTTTGAAAAAGCGAATTGTGTAAATCGGAAATAGTCGGTCAATGTATCCGCAACTTCGTTTTTTCCGCTTCGTAATTTCCCGCAAATCGCAATTTTAACTTCTAATTCACCGTTTTTGATTCCCATTTTAAGACCCCCTTTCGTCTTTACTTCTCAAATAAAAGTGTTGCGTGAAATCCTTCACATGTGACACCAAAAAGAAAACAACCGCCAATTAAACAGCGATTGTTTTTCGTCGATTTTGTTTTATTTCCTTTTTGAATTTCTGAAGTTCTTTCGTATTTTCGTTATTCGGGCGAAGTTGAACCCATGCTTTCGCATAATCAAGTTGACGTTTTTCTTTATGTAATGAAGCGAAATCCATTATGCGACACCCCCTTCAGCAATTTCCGTAATGACAAGCGCACCGTCGTCAAGTGCTTTTTCCAACGCTTCCTTTCGGTTTACTGCTTCGTATTCCTTGACCGCTTTTCCGTTCGCACCTTTAAGTTCGATAATGAATGTTGTCATTTTTCATTCCCCTTTTCGCTTTGATTTGGTTGGCGGGAATTTCACCCGCCTTCGTAATCTTGTAAACTTGTTTACGTTATAGGCGACCGAAGCCGCCCTTTATACTGCGAAGTATTTCCACGCCTTATTTTGCCTTTCACAAAACTTGACTGCGCTTGATTCACGTTTATATGTTTTTAAAACTTCGTCGTCAGCGAAATCGTAAAAAGTAACGGATTCACCTTCGAAGAATTTATTCGTCCATTGAATAACTTCAAAATCGCCCATTTCGTCAGAAATGACTAATTTGCTAGTTTCGAAGTCCTCCATGATTTCAGCGGTACGTTCGCCCTTTTTAACTTTCGCCGCAAGTGATTCGATAACTTCAGCGAATTCCTTGTCGTCTAATTCAATGTAATTCCCTTCGAATACTACCCCGTTTTGATAAATTTCATAATGTTTCATGTTATCTTCCCCTTTCAAATTATGTATTGGTTGGGTTACTGCTTCGCTTGGCGTCAATCTCGACCGCTCAACCTTTCGGCGTCTTGGCGTGTTCCGCTTGAAGCGGCTTCCCTTTTGAACTAACTTTATTATACGACGAATTATGTATATACGTCAACATGTTTACCGAAATTATTCAAAAAAAAAAAATTGACGACTATAAAAGCCGCCAATCAAAAGTTTTCCGCAATATATTCTTCTTCTTCTTCGTGAGACAAGAACCCTGTCGCCTTGCCAATCGTTCCATTTTGCAAATTCCAAATTCTATTGTGAACAATAACAGCATTATCGAAATTTCCCTTATCCCATTTATTCAACGCTTCCCAATAGAAATCAAAATGTTTATATTCCATATTATCCGATTGTTTGACCGCCATTAAAATTCCAAGCATTTCGTCAATCTTTTTGGGCGTAATCTGTTCGTCGCCCCACTTCTTTTCAGCTTCCACCTTTTGGTGCGTCATAGCGTGAAGTTCGTCTTGGAAAGCAAATTCGTCTAACAATTTCTTTTCGTCTTCAACCGCTTTGATTTCTTTTTGTTCGGTCGGTTCGTTGACCTCTTTCATAGTTTGTTTTTGTTCTTTACTTATTTCTTCAGTTTGAAAATCGAATTCACCAAACGTTATAAACGCCCATGTTGCGCCTGAAAGCACCGCAATTGAACAAAACGTCCACCAAAATATTTTCATACGTTCCAACCCCTTCCAGATGTTTACGTTACGAAATGTTTACGAGAATACTATATCAATTTCGAACTAATGCGTCAATCGCATTTGGGAAATGCTGCTTCGACAATGTGTGAACCGCTTCAGCGTATTCACGAATTTCGCTTTGTGCGTCGCCTGCCAAACGTTGGTTTAAGAAGTGACAAACGCCTTGTAAACTTCCCGCCCAACGCCAACGTACATATAAGCCGTAAGCAGGTAAAAACAATCGTGCCTGTTCGACCGCAACGCCCGCTTCAATCGCTTCTTGATAACGTCTATGACCTTCTTCATAGTTTCGAATTAATTCTTCCGTAAGCTTTTCGCCTTGTTCAAGCGGTAACGGTTCGCCCGACCCTTGCTTTCGGTTTTCAGGTGCGGAACGCCATTCGTCAGCTTCGACAATATAGAATTCAACGCTTTCCGTAACATAACGGCGGCTTGATTCGTTCCACGCTTCGTGAGGGTCTTGATTTCGCAACGGTTGTTCAGCGTGGTCGCTGCCAATCACGTATTTCCACCATTGTCGGGCGACCATTAAAGGCGCATGAATTTCGAATTTCAGGAACGAATGACGAAAGGGGCTTGTATGCCCCTCACGACCTAAGAAATCAAGAAGACGCCCTTCCTTATCGCCAAATTCGTCGGATTCACGGTCGAACGAAACCTTTGCGTCATTTACGGGCGATAAATCGTCACCCATAACGTTATTTGTTTCAAGTTTTACATATCCTTTATCAAGTACGTTTACCTTTGTTTCCATTATTACGCCCCCTTTTCTTGGTCGTCTTCGTCAATTATCTCCATAATGAAATCAACTTTCCCGTCGTCGATTTCTTCCTGTTCATTTTCATTTTCATCTTCAATAAAGATAATTTCAGTAAAGTCCATAGTTACGAAGACCCCTTTGCTTAATTTTTTGATATATTACATTTCTGTTACAATCTATTACGATTCTATCGAACATATATTCCAATTTCAACCGATAGAAAAGCAAATCTATTGACATATATTGACGTTTGTACCTCTATACGCCGCTTGAACCGAAGCCGTTCGAACCTCTTTCCGTACCGTCTAATTCGTCAACAATCTTGAATTCAACGGTTTCTTCGTATTTTTTGAAAACCGCTTGCGCTATTCGGTCGCCTTTTCGAATTTCTAAGGGTTCTTGACCTGCATTATATAAAATGATTCCAACGTCACCCCGATAGGTTGGTTCGATAGTAGCAGGCGAATTTAGAACGGTGATTCCTTTCTTATACGCCAATCCGCTTCGTGGTCGAATTTGCATTTCGTAACCTTTCGGCGGTTTAACCGCAAGACCTGTTCGAAGCAATGCCCGTTCGTTTGGAAGTAACGTTCCTTCGTCAATCGTATGAAGGTCAATTCCAACGTCGCCTTCGTATGCGTTTTTCGGAATAATTGCGTCTTCATGAAGCTTTTGAATATCGACAATCATTGTAAAACCCCCCATCTTGATTTATAACCCTTGCTTGTCATACCTTCTTGAATATTTTCATAATCATTTCCGTGATAATACGCCCGCCTTGCACGTTCGGCGACGGAATTCGCTTCTTCCTTCGTTTTGTATGTCCCGAAGTGAATCGCCTTTCCGTTGACGTGAAGTTGAACGTACCAATTTCCGCTGCCATTTCGATAAACATTTCGCAAACCGCTTGATTTGTTGTTTCGTTGTGCGCCCTTTCGGTTTTGCCCGTTCACAACGTAAGAAACTGCTGCAAGATTATTTCGGGTATTGTCAAGCGTATTATGATTCGTATGGTCAACGACTGTTTTCGGCGGGTTATTCATGATAATCGAATGTAAATATACCGTAACGCCCCCGATTTTCGTTCCAACGTAAACTTTTTCGTTGTCAGCCGTTCCAACGTTCATTGCGTACCAACTTCCCGAAATCATAGAAACACGCTGCAAATCGCTTGTTGAAATGGTCGTTGTTGTCGTCGTGCCTTTATAATTCAAAAAGATAACAGTCACGTCGCCACGAATTTCGTATTTGTTTTTCAAATGCTTCACCCCTTCGTTTGATTTCACGAAGAAGTGTTGCGACGTTACGGCGGAATGTGACACCGAAGGTTGATTTCATTTACACCAAAAAAGAAAAAGCCGCCCAAATGGGCGACCTATTTATTCAGTAATGCGTTTTTAGCAAATGAAAGTTCGTTGAACCATTGTCGGTCGTTCATATCAATCGCCATATTAATCATTTCGTCGAAGTCTTGCGGCTTCAACGTTACTTCTTCAATGTCGGTCAATGCTTCAATTCGAAAGGGAATAGTTTTCTTCAGACGTGGAACCGCAACCTTCGCAAGTGTTCGCAATGTCTGCTTTTCGAACCCGACTATAAAACCCTTTTCTATATTCTTGCGGAAGTTACATTCGACCCAACGTCCAATTACCGCTTCGTTCGCTTGCATGAAATTCCCCCTTATATTTCTTCAACGTGTTCAAGTGCCAAACGCCCGATTTCCACTTTTCGACCGTGCTTCGTTTTTAAAAATTCGTTGTGCCTTTGTGCCGCTTTACGTGTTTTATACTTTCGAATTGTACCTTCCTTCATTAAAATTTGACCGTCAACAAGAACAATATAATAATTGTTTGGTTTACAATTGTCGCAATACCAATTTCCGAATTTCTTTGCACCTTCATATTCAGGTGCTTCATTGACGACTTTTTCACATGTAACACATTTTTCTTCGAATACTTGCGGTCTGCTCATCCAATCACCTCTTATCGTGAAATTTTATAATTTCTGAATAGCCGTACATAAGCAACGCCGAAACGTCTATTTCATAAACGTCATAAAGTTCCGAAGCTTTTACGCCCTTTTTCTTCGCTTCATGTTGGTATGAATAACCGATAGAACGTCCAAGTGTAGGTTTATCGTGAAATGCTGCTTGACCTTTTTGACCCGTCATTATGACGTCGGTATCTTTTCGAACTGCAACAAAAATTGTACTCATACAATCACCCCAATGTGTATTTTTCATATTCGACTTGATATAAAAGACCTTTCGCAAAAACTTCGCCAAGCGTTGAACCGTGAAATAAACTTCTTTTGACGTCAATCCAATATTTATTTCCGTCGAAACCGAAAGTAAATTCGTGCTTCAGGTCTTCCAACAATACCGTTGCAATATGCGTTTCAACGGAAACAGGCGGAACAAAAACAGGTCTTCCGTTCGAATCCGTCCAATTCGTTTGACCGACTTCCTTTCCTGTTTTCGGGTGCTTTACCGTTTGGAAAATTGCGCCCCGTTTGAATCCAAGAACATTTGCCGCAACCAATTCGTCAAGTTCACGCCCCGCTTTCAACTTCTTCAATTCGTCTTTATACTTTTGCAAATCAATAAGTGCTGCTTCCTGCATTTGCGAAACCTCCTTATTTGTATTCACGTAAGCGTGTTGCGTTGTTTGGTTCGTTTGTGACATATGGGCATAAAAAAAGACGCCTTCCCGAAGGAAGACGCCCTATAAGCAACCGTATTCACCCATTTTAATTTTTGCAATTTGTTCCGCTTCTTCAATTGTTTCATAACTTCCGAATGACTTTCGTTGTCCATCAACAAAGAAACGAACACGCCAATTATTATGATTCTTTTCAACGCCACGAACGCCGCTTTTAGACCTTCCTGAAACATTGCGGTTTTGTGCGTTCTTTTTTGGCGTTACGTTTCTAAGATTTTTCTTTCTGTTGTCAAGTCTGTTTCTATTCCTGTGGTCAACAAATTCGTTTTCTTTTGGTTGTGACAAGTAACGGTGAAGATATTCTTGTTTACCGTTACTTCCTTTTACATATCCGACAACATAACCGTTTCCCGAACGTATTTTCAAAGACGTATATCTTTTACTTATAAGGTTGAAGTCTTCAACGTCAATTAAGACGTCAAAGACCTGTTCCTTGTGCTGAACTTTAATAATCATTTAATCGGGCAACTTCCACTTTCGCAATCCGATTGACCGACAAGTTCAACGTCTTTGTCGCTTTGATTCATAGCGGTAAAGATTTCTTGAATGTCGCCCCGAATTTGTCCTTTGCGGTTTTCATACGTTTCTTTCGTAATAGGTTCTTTCGGTGCTTGAACGAAACCATGACCCGCAAAAGGCAGCAAGGACGTTGATTTCGTATAATCCCGATATTGACGGAATAAATCGGCAATTTTGTCGCCTTCGTGTTCTTGGAACGTAATTGTGCATGAAACGGAATTATCCGCCCAATAACGTTGCATAAATGCTTGATTGGCGAATTGTTCTTCGATTGACGCTTCACCCGCTCCAATAAATCCGTCTTCATTGGCGGAAGGTGCTTCAACAAGGAATTCAACGACTTTCGTATTTGCGGAATATTCGTCGTCTTCAATGTGATAACCTGCCAATTTAATCGCAACAAGCAACGGGTCGTTCGCTTGGAAACGAATACGTTGAATTAAGTGCGAATCATAATGGAAGTGTACGCCTTCAGACATTCCCGCAAGTTTCGAAACGGTTCCGCTTGGCTTAACGGTTGTCAATTTAACGGAAGGGTTGCAGCCTAATTGTTCCGAATAATCAATGTCGGATTGTTTAACAGATTGATATAATTCGTCAACACGTTTTGCCGCCTTTTCATTAAAGATTGCCGTTCCATCTTCTTCGAATCCAACGACAAGACGACCGCCGAAGTTTTTCAACGCCCAATCCTGAATTCCAGACATTGAAACGCCAATTCGACGATTGTTTTGAATAACGTTTCGGGAAACTTCCCATTCGTAATATGAGAAAGTCACACGTTTTGCGAACCGTGCCGCAAGTGCGTAAGCTTCTTCAACGTCAATTCCGTTTCGTTCGGCAATCAACGGGAATACTTCGAATAAATTACATGGTTCACCGTTTGCAAGCGAAATTTCGCCGCAAGGGTTCGTTCCTTCAACGTCAGGGTCAACGTTTGGTTGATAACCGTCAACAATACGCCCGAAGTCTTTCGAAAGTTCCATATTCACAATTGCAGGTTCACCGTTGACAACTAACGCATTTGCAATTTCGTCATAATCGTCAAAGGAACGGTCAACAATAACGGAATTATTGGACGCCCAACGGTGCGACATTAGTTTTTCCGTATCTTGTTTCATTGTAATAAATTCGGAATCATTCGGGCTTCCAAGCGCAATTTCAGCCGTGCGTCGAACGTTACCCGCAACAACGGTTTTTCCGATTAGATTCATAATATCGGTTGATTCAACGCTTGATAGTTTACGACCTGCCGCTTCATTTACGATTTTATTTGTCGCAAATAGCAATTCAACAAGCGGTTTCGCACCTGAAGCAATTCCGCCGAATCCTTTGATTGGTTCGCCTTCTTCACGTACACTTGAAACGTCAATAATGACTTGTTCAATGTCTTTTTCAGTCGCTTCTTCAAAATGTGAATCAATAACTAACGCTTCAGCTTCAACCCAACCTTCACGTTTGTCGGGTACTTTGAAGGCAATAAATTTCGTTGTTTTCATATTTCGAATGTGTTCGTCTTTATCAACCGCACCCGCTTCAATCAGTTTGTCGTAATCACCGTTTGATTTATCCGTTACAACAACCGTTTCAATTTCACGGTCAACTTTTGGCATTAGTTTCATATTTTCGTCAACTGCGGAAAACCCAACGCCGCCGCCTTTCATAGATTGGTCGAATAAGAACGAAAACGGCATAGAAACAAGTTTGTCGTCTTTCTTCGCATAGAACGGAACAATATGACTATCGCCGTATGCCTGCGGTCGAACGGCAATAAACCAACAATTGTTTAAGGCGTCACCGTTCCGTTCGGCGAATTCCGTTCCAGAAATCCAAAGGTTACGACCACTTGAAACGCCTGAAATCGTGTAAATTAAATGATAAAGGTCTTGCGCTTCCCTTTGTAATTCATTTAAAACCTTTTGCGGAACGTGACCGTGCTTCAAACGTGGGTCAAGATTTACGTTACCTTCGACAACACGCTTGACGGTTTCGTGCCATTCTTCTTTTCGCCCCTTTTCTTCAATCCAACGTGCATAAGTTCGCTTATATGTGACCCAACCTAATTCGCCCCAATGCGGTGTGAAATTCTCTTTTTCGAATTCAACGAATTCATTTGATAAAGTGATTTTTGCCATTTTCCCGTTACCTCCTTTTCTTAAAAAATTCATATAAAAGTGTTGCGAATAAGTTTTAAAATGTGACTTTTGAAGATAAGAAAAACGACGGGGAAAACCCCGCCGCATGTGTTTTATTCAATTCGAACTATTCAACACGAACATATTCGTCTGAAGCCGTAATATAGAAAACGTCACCGTCACTATTTGCGACTTCATATTGTTCGCCCGCTCCGACCGTCAATTTATCAAGGATATTCGGGAAACCGATTCCTTCGGTAACGTGTCCCGCAAGTGCGGAATCATCCCATGAAGGGCGTGAATAGAAACGAAGTTTGCCAACCTTACATTCTACCCTTTTTCCAATAAACCACGGTTCATCTTCTTCCTTTTCAATAAGTTGAACAAAAACGTCAGCCGCCGTGATATAGAACGTTGCGCCGTCCGAATTTTGAACTTCGTATTGTTCACCGTCGCCAACTTGCAGCTTTCGAACAATTGTCGGGAATCCAACCCCTTCGTCAATCCTTCCGAAAACGTCAGCGTCAGCCCATGAAGGTTCAACGTAAAAACGAAGGTCAGCAACTTTTGATTCCAAACGATAGTTTCCAATGTTTTCGTCAATAACGTAAGTTTCATACGTTGGTTTTGGTGCTGCGGGTTTCGGATTGGAACGTTTCTTCAGTCCATATTGTGCCGCAATAGCGTTTGTAATCGCCCTTGCACATGTTCGACGGTATTCATCAGACATTAGAAGACGGGCTTCTTCTTTGTTGTCCATAAACCCACATTCAACAAGAATTGCGCTCATGTGCGTTTCACGAAGGACGTGAAAGTTCGCCGTTTTAACGCCACGATTGAAAAGACCCGTTGCGTCAATCATTTCGTCTTGCGCTTTTTCGGCAAGTTCCATTGCTTCAGGCGGTTCGGATACATACGCATAAGTTTCAATGCCCCGTGGTGCGGGTTCGCCCCAAGTGAAATTCATTGCGTTTGCATGAATAGAAACGTAAGCGTCAGCACCTTCCGCATTCGCTTTATTTGTCCGTTCAATCAACGGAACGTCACGAACTTCGTCGTCAACCCTTACAATTTCAACGTCTTCATATTCGTTTACAAGATTTTCTTCAACGTAACATGCCGTTGGATAATTGAAATCGTGTTCGTTCATATACGTTCCATCATCAAATTTTGGAGTTCGTTTACCTGGCGTATTTGCGCCGTGTCCTCCGCCAAGTGCTAGTTTAAAAGCCATTTATTTCGCCCCCTTTCGTAATTTTTTCTTCTCAATCAACGTCAAAGCAACGCCCATTGCGTCAGATTCGTCGTCGCTCTTAAATTCGAAATCGTCGGGAAGATTCAATTCAACTTCAATTGCTTGTTGCAATTCAGTTTTCGAAGCCCTTCCACTTCCTGTGACTACTTTCTTAATTGTTGAAGCGGCGTATTCTACAAGACCCATTTTCGAAAAATATTCTTCAGCAACGCCGTAAGCCTTGAACAAAACTTGCGTCGCTTTCTTGTGCTGCGAAAATCCTGCTTCCCTTGCGGCGTATTCAATTGGATATTCGTTCAAGATTTGTTCGAAATTTTCCCGTTGTTTCGTCAGGCGTTCCCCGTGCGCCTTTTTCGTATTTGCTTTGACAATGCCCGAATCAATAAGTCGGACGGCTTCGCCTTTTACGCCAAGTACCGCCCAACCTGTCGAATTCATTGAAACGTCAAGACCTAAAACGAAGATTTCCGTCATTGCTTCTTCGCCCTGCGTTTTGCCGCCGCCTTTTGTTTTCGTTCTTCAGCCTTCCGTTTCTTTTCTTCTTCTTTGCGAATCTTTTCCGCTTCGACTGCTTCGGAATCATAGGCGTTTGTACCGCCGTCTTGTTCGCAAATTGTCTTGAACGGACAAAATAGGCATTTTTCAGGGAATCGACCTTCAGGAAGTTTGTCTTTATGCTTCGATTTCGCAACAAAGGCACATTTCGCAAGGAACGCTTGTTTCTCTTTTTTGGTCGGCTTGTAATAGAAATAACGCATATCGTGTTTTGCGTCTTCCTGCTTCAGCCAACTATCTTTTGCAAGCGATTCATAAACGAAAATGAATTCGTCAACGTCGAACAATAGCGAATAAGCAACCGCCTGTTCTTTGTGACCTTGTTGAATATCCTTCATTTTAAAATCACCAATTGCGCCAATCGTTGTTGATTTCGTTTTGAATTCGAATCCAATCTTCGAACCGTCAGGCGTGTATTCAAGAATTCCGTCCATCATTCCGAAAACTTGAAAGTCAACGCCCTTGTAATTGAATGGCTTTACGTCCTTGATATTGTGTTCCCATGCAGGCGAACCGTCTTCCATTCGTTCAACCTTAAATTTTGGATTCTGCAAATGTTCTTCTGCATAAAGCAAATCTTTTTGAACTGCTGCATGAATCGCCGAACCATTACGAACCCAACGTCTTTGAAACGGGTGCATAACCTGTTCGTCCTTGTCTTCCTTTTTCAATTTGTAAAACAATTCACGTTCACATTTTGAAGCCGAAGACGGTGAAAACGTCGGCAGCCGTTGAAAGTTCGGTTTCTTCGGATTCTTCAACGCTTCAAGTTCTTCTTCTAATATTTGAATTTCAATGTCCTTGTCGAAAATTTCGTCCATTGAATGGAATTTTTGAAAGTGTTGCTTCATTGCTTTTGTCAATTCTTCGCCCCGACCTTTCGACGTAACTTCATTGTGAAGTTCTTCGCCGTCGGAAACGAATAGTTTCGATTTATCCAAGTAAAACCCCCCTTCTATCGTTAAATAGGAAAACGGCGACAATTAAGCCGCCGCAAACCATTCGTCTTTTGAAGTTTCTTCGCCCCATTCGTGCATGAATGCCACGTCAACCTTTAACGGAACATTTAATTCCGTTGCGCCTGTCATTGCGTTTTCAATCAATTCTGTTTCGTCTTCCGTAATATCGTCAGGAACTTCGAAAAGTGCTTCGTCGTGTACCGTTCCAACAACAAGCCAATCATTTCGATAAAGCGTCAGTTCATGCAGGCGAATCATTGCGATTTTCATAATATCCGCCGCCGAACCTTGAATAATTGCGTTTACCGCTTGGCGTTGTACCCTTGAAACACGTTTATTTACGTCGTGAATCTTGCGTTTGAATTTGTACGGAAGACGCTTTTTCACGTCCCAAATGTTTTCGGGAACTTCGTCGCCACCCATACGTTCACTTGCTTCCTTACGAAGCTTTTTCAAAAGTTTTGCGTCTTGTGCATGGTCAGGGAAACGTCGTTTACGTCCATACATGGTTTCAACGAATTCTTGTTCCGCTACCAATTCGTGAATTGACGCAATCCATTCTTTCACGGTTGGATAAGCGTCATAAAAGTCTTGGATGAATTTTTCAGCTTCGTCAACGGAAATTTCAAGTTGACTTGCAAGCGTCCACATTGACGTTCCATACATAACCGCAAGTAATCCCGTTTTCATCATTTTCCGATACGTTGAACCGTCGCCGCATTCTTCCATTGGAACGCCAAACGTTTTCGACGCCAACGTTGAATAAAGGTCGTAACCTTCTTTGTATGGGCGTTGAAGTTCTTCGTCGCCTGTTATATGCGCCAATACACGGGGTTCGATTTGACTGAAGTCGGAACCGATAATAATTCGACCATCAGGCGCACGGAAAATTGTTCGTGCTTTCGGCGGTAGTTGTTGAAGATTCGGGTCGCTTGAAGAAAAACGCCCCGTATCCGTTCCGTTTTGTTTGAATTGCCCGTAAACACGCTCTGTCGATTTAACCAAAATAGGCAGCTTGTCAATGAACGACGACAACAATTTTGATATTTTCCGATATTCAAGAAGTTTTTCCGCAATCTCGTATTGCTCCGCCAATTTCTTCAGCGTTGGTTTATCGGTCTTCGGTGCGCCGCTTTTGTTCTTAGCAATAACGGGAAGACCTTTGTCTTCAAATAACGCTTTTTGCAATTGGTCAGGCGAATTGAAATTAATATCACCTAATTCCGCTTTAAGTTCTTTTTCAACTTTCTTTTCGTCACGCTTTAAAACGGTTCGAACGGAATCGACCTTCGTACTATTCAATAGAAAGCCGCTTTCTTCCATATCAATACAAACGTCAAGCAACGGATTTTCTATTTCGTAATACAACTTTCGAATTTGCTTCAGGTCGTTTCGTTGGAATTGCTTTTCGATAAATGCGTACATTTTAACGGTCAACGCCGTATCCTTTGCAGCATAAACAAGCGCAACGTCAAGCGGAATTGTGTCAAATGTCGCTTTGCCGAATAAATCTTTGAACGTATCATTTTCGGCTTTTATGCCAAGTATTTTCGCATATTTGTTCGTTAGGTCTTTCAACTTGAACGTTGGTTCGTTTTCATTTAAAACCCACATTGCAAGCATTGTGTCCATCTTGATTCCACGAAGTCGAACGCCTTCCATTGAAAAAACATGTGCGTCGAACTTGGCGTTGTGAAGCACCTTCAATTTGTGCTTATCTTCCAAATACGGTTTCAACTGCTTCATAACATATTCGGTCGATAATTGGTCGCCTTCTTCGTGACGGGTCGGAATATAAACATGAACGTCTTCGTTTGGAAATGAAATCGAAAGACCGACAAGTTTGTTGTCGCCGTGAACAATGTCCAAGCCGTCGGTTTCCGTATCCAATCCAACCAAATCTTCCGTTCCCCAAATTTCACAAATCCAACGCAATTCATCTTCCGTTTGAATCAAGTGATAATTGTCGGGCGTTTCTTCGACCATTTGCTTCAAATGTTCTTCCCGTTTGACTTCCATAAGACGGGCATACATTCGAAGGGCTTCGGCTTTCGTTATCTTCGCACGGGCTTCAATTTCACCCGCTTTCCACGCCGAATAAGTCATGCGAAGCTTTTCTTCATCTTTTGGCGTGTTTTTACGTGAAAATACTTCTTCCCAAAGTTCGTCAGGCGATTTTTGCGAAGCCTTCTTTTTCTCCTTCGTTTCCTTCAACCGTTCTTTTCTCCGTTCTTCCATTTCTTCGGTTGTTACGGATTCCCATTCGTCAAAATCCAATTCAAGTTGACTTTCGTCCATAAAAGACCCCCGTTTCATTAGTAATCAATAAGGAGTGTTGCGAATTTCCTTCGATTTGTGACAGATACAACAAAAAAGGACGGCAATCGCCGCCCCTCTCTTAAAAGTCTTTTGTTGGGTCATCTTCACCTTCGTCAATCGGTTCGCCTGCGTCTTCGTTCTTGTCACCCTCGGATTCGCTCTCGTTATCTTTTGCGACTTCAGTAATTTCGTAACCCAAGGCGTCCTTGACGGGGAATCCTGCTTTTTGCAATTCCTTCGCTTGTTCTTCGGTTGTTCGTTCCTGAAGTGCTTGTTCGAACGTTTTGTCGGGAACTTCTTTGCCATCCCATTTATCGAAGGTCGCTTGAACTTCCGTCATTTTCTTCGGCATAATCGGATTTAACGAATAAGTCGTTTCGTTCTTTTCGCCTGTTCGTTTCAGAGTGAAAGCAACGTCTTCGAGTTCGTCGGCATAATCGTCAATATTTGCAATCAGATTGTCGCTTTGATTTTTTGTAGCGTCGAAAACACGAAGCATTCCTTCAGGATTTCCGTCGTCGTCTTTCGCCCCTTCTTCAAGGTCAACAAATGCGAACAATACCCGTTTCTTGGCGTACATTCCCGCCCATTCGGAAACCGTTTCGCCTTGTTGCGTTTTAGTCGTACCAATCAGACCGCCAACAAGTTCGCCTTCATAATTTGCAGCTTCGCAAAGAAGACAACGTTCGCCTGCTACGTGAATACATGGTTGCGTGAAAATTCCGTTTGTGAAGTGGGTATGCCCTTTGTACGCAACGTAATCCCTTGCGGATAGAACACGAACCTTACGGCTTTCCCCTGCCTTCAAGCGAACGAACGCTTTCTTCAGGTCAAGACCTCCACCTTGATTTTTAATTGCTTCTTTTGCTTCGTCACCACGTCCTAAAATAACGCCCATTTAAAACCCCCCTTCTTTTTGTTAGAAACGTACCGCAAGCGGGGGTTTTTACGCCGCCCGCTTTTCCATAAATTTCGCAAATGACTGTTTGGAACGTTTGACCAATTGGCGAAGGTTGGCGTCATATTCTTCATATCCAAGCTTTTCCGCAAGGTCTTCGCCTTCGTAACCTTGAAACAAGAAAAAGATTACTTTCGCATAGCGTTCATTTTGCTTTGCGTACTCACGAATGATTTCAACCGCTTCGTTTTCTCCGTCTTCAACAACCGTTTCTTCAACGCTTGGAACACTTTCAAGGGCAACGTCGGCAAGTGTTGTTTCGCCTTCTTCACCGTTTCCAACGGGTGCGTCGAGCGAATCCCAACGTGCGGAAGCGTATGATTTTCCGTCCTTGTCGTCTTCATTGCCTTTCGTCTGATACTTGCGCCATACGCCCGCTTCAGCGATTCGGAAACGAAAACTTACAATTGACTTGAACTTTCCTTTCGTTGGTTCAAACGCTTCAAGTGCTGCCCAAATAGATTCATAGAATGCGGAATAAAAATCTTCGTGCGGTAGTTCAACGCCTGTTTCGGTTGCACGGTTGACCGCATTGCTTGAACAAACGTCAACATAACCTTTCATTGTTTCGACTAATTCAACGAGAATGTCTTCACGGATAAATTCATTCGTTTCGTTGTAATAAGCCACCGCCAAACCTTCAACTTTTGTCCAATGATTTTGATTACGTTCCATTTTTAAATCCAACCTTTCGAAATTTTGAATTGCGGCTTTCGGTCGTTTCGGGAAGAAGTGTTGCGACGTAAACTTGATTTGTGACACATAATCGAAAACTTTTTTAAATGAAAACATGTTTACGTTATAGGCATAAAAATATAGAAAACCCCTACGGAAGAAGAATCTTTCGTAAAGGTTTTTTGTTGTGCCGATTTCCCTGAAGTCCCTAAAATTGCCACTTTGTTTGTTGTGTGTTACCTATTATACGACGAATACATATAAACGTAAACAATTAAGCACGTAATCACAACGGAAGTCTCAAAAACGTTGGTATTACATGGAAAAAGGCATTAAAAAAGCCCCGAATGATTACCATTCGAAGGCATTTAATTCCACAATTTTCATTCCGTCTATATGCTCACGGGCTTCATTTATATCCGTCAGTTCTTCAGGAACGTTTGACCAATCGACTTCGTATAAGTCAACAAGACCGCCAAGCCTATCAATTATTGATTTCCTTGCCTTTTCGCCTGCCTTGTCGTTATCCGTTGCGATAATCAACGTTTCAATTCCCGATTTCAATATAATGTCCCGTTTTGCTTTCGTCAGGTTCGAAGTTCCTATTGCTATCGCCGCAATTCCTTTTGCCCACAATGTCAAAGCGTCAATTTCGCTTTCCACAATCCAAACTTCTTTTTTTCCTTTATGAACGACCCAATGAATGCCATACAAATGATTTCGAATAGGTTGACCGCCTTTCACGTACCAAAACGCCTTTGAATGAACGCTTCGGTGCTTCCACGAAATAACGTTCCCTTTCATATCGTGCCATACAAGAACAATTGATTTCGTTTCAGGTTCGTAACCCACTTCAAACGCCCGTTGGACGTTGAACGGAACGCCCCGCCTTTCCAAATAAGGGTGCTTGAAAAGATACGGTTTCAATTCGGAACGGTCGAAAATTCGCTTGTTTACCTCCGCCGCTTTCCAATCGTCAAAGTTCAATTCGAAGTTTTCAATATCGCCGTAATCAGGCGAATACATTGCAAGAAGATATTCTTCCGTTTCTTCGTACGATTCCCGACGTATCCAAGAAAGCAATTTGACGAAGTTCCCTTTGCGCCATTGTTCGTCGTCATTTCCGCTATCAATGAACGTTCCATTTTCAAGATTTACGGCGAATGACGGGTGTGTTTCGTCACGGAACGGTGAACAAGCTATCAATCTTTCTTCCTTCCAATTCGGTTTTTCCCAATCAAACGATTCAATTTCAGCTTTGACGTTGATTGGAAGTTCTTTTCCCCTTATCAATATCATAATTGTTCCCCCTTCATAAAAAACAAGACCGCATTCTAAAAACGTGCGGTCAAGTCAGGTTCGCCAATATATCCACGGTTAAAATCGCAATGCAAGTCAACGACTTCACCAACGGCAGGTTCACGGCATTTCGCAACAAGTAGTTTTCCTATTCCGTCATGTTGGTCGAAAGTCAAAACGGTTGCAGCGTCTTGAACAACGGCGATTGTTTCGGAATATTGGTCAACGGTTGGCGGCTTCACAAGTCTTGCGCCTTCTTCGTCGTCTTCCTTGTTTTCTTTTTCCGCCGACGTTGGCGTTTGGTGTACGAGAAGAACGGTTACACCGTAACGGGCGAACAATTGTCTTATTTTTCGTGAAGTATTGGACATTGCGTCACGGTTCGAACCTCCGCCTTTATGCGTCATAAGGTTGAAACCGTCGATAATTGCCAACGAAATATTCGGATTCATTTCAAGGTCGGCTTCTATCGCTTCAAGCGTCAATCCATGCGGCAAGTCTTCCATTGTCTTCACGATATAGGGCGTTTGTTCTTCTTCAGATAATTCGAATTGCTCCAAGTAAGCGTAATATTCTTCTTCGTTTTCCAATTGCCCACGGCGTAAATCCGAATTGACAAATTTTCCGTCTATCGTTTCAATACGTGATTCTTGTTGTGATTTCGAAAGTTCGGGTGAGTAATGGAGGACGCCGAATCCACTTCGCCAAGCTTTCCGACCCATATCCGTCGCAATCCAACTTTTACCCCTGTTCGTATAAGCCATTAAAAGAACGTAATCACCTAATTCCATGCCCGTCATTTTTTCGTTCAACGTGTTATATGGAAGGGGAATATATCGGTGTGTTCGGGTTTCTTTCGCTTCTTCATACCGTTCTTTTCGTTCTTGTCCATTAATTGCGAAGTTAGTTCCCGCCGAAAATTCGGTTGACGTTTGACGTTCAATTTGTTTCGTTCTTTCGCCAAGCCACAAAACGAATTCGTCACCGTCTAATTCCTTGTATTTCGTCTTCGCTTCCATTTGCAGCATTTCGAATGCTTGACGTTTTGCCGATTGCTTTTTCAAACGTGCCGAAAGACCTTTGAACGGTTCATGAACGGCTTCTTGATATTCAAAATCGTCAAATTCAGAAACTACCGTTTCAACGTTTGGGCAAGCCCCGTATTGCTTTCGATAGTCAACAATATATTCAAAAACGTCGTCCAATCGCTTGAAGTCGTCCTTGTTGACGTTGTACTTCAGTACGGAATGAACGTCGTTATTATCTAACATTTTCGAAATAATTTGTTCTTCAACCATGAAGTCGAACCCCCTTTCGTTTATAACGACTTCTTGCGATTGTCTTTTCCTTTGAATGGAATTGCGTGGGTCATGCCTTCGATTCGTGAAGCGACTTGTTCACCGACGTATTCATGAATTCGGTCGTCAGGCGTGTTTGAAGTGAAAATTGTCGCCCGTTCTTCCGTTTCACGTTCGTCAATGATTTCGTAAACTTCAGTCGTGAACGCTTCAGTCATTCCACGAAGACCAATGTCGTCAAGAACAAGCAAGTCAACGTTTTTCATTTTGCGTTTCAATGCTTGATATTTGTCGCCGTTTGCTTCCTTCGTTTCGGTTGAACCGCTAAATTGCGAAGAATAAACGTTTTGGAATTTCGCCATTTTCATAAAGAAGGCGGGTTCGTTATTGATAGAACGTTCTTGTTTCGCTTCAAGAATGCTTCGTTGTCGCAAGTATTCAATGACAAGCGCAATTGCTGCCGTCGTTTTTCCCGTTCCTGTTCCTTTCGAATTCTCTTTCGTTGGTACGCCGAAAAAATACAATCCAACACCTTCGTCAACCTTTTCAACAACCTTTGCCCCGTATTTTTGCGTAATTAAAAATGCCTTCGGATTGGATTCTTCGAAAGGCAAGTTTTGAATCGTCGCATTCTTATATTTGTTGGGGATATTGGCGACGGCAAGAAGACCGCCGTCACCGTTGACCCCGTGCATTCTCGTAAACGGGAAGCAAAGGGGGTTGCAAAATGTCGGATTGCCTGCTTTCGAACAATATTCGGCTAGTAAACATTTGTGTTCAAGCGTCATGCCGTGAACCCCCTTTCGTCTTTTTATCGAAGTGCGATTCCGTTACGTTCTTTCAACGTGTCCAATGTGTCGCCATTGTTGAACGGCGTTGATAGATTGAAATATTCGTATTGATTTTCAAGAACCGCTTTCGTAAGTTCGTCTTTCGCTTCGATACCTTCGGGCGGAAGTTCGTCTTCGCTCTTGAATACGTCACCAATAACGTCGAAAACGTCACTTTCAGTTTCTCTTACAATGTCAAACTTTTCGGAATCTGTTTCAGCCGCTTCAACACGATTGAAAACATCCTTTTCCGTCATCTTTTCTTCCATTTGTACGCCAATCACCATCATTACTAAATCTTGCATTAATAATCACCTTCCCTTTGAATTTTTGTTTTCTTTACTTTCACCCAAACGTGTAGTTCCGTAAGTTCGATTTGTGACACGTAACAATAATTTTTTAATCTAATTCGTCAAGAAGTGCGTCATAATGGGAATCGTCGTAATCATATTTTTCCGATTCCGCTTCAACTTTCGCTTCTTCCTGTTCGGAATACTTCGCAACGCCTAACGCTTTATTCGCAAGCCATGAACAAATTTGACCAATTGTAGGGCGTGGAAATTGACCGTTTGCCCAACGTTTGTCGTATTGAGCGAAAACCGTGTCCAGAATCGTCTTTATTTCTTCATCCGTGTAATTCGACAACAATTTATTCTTAATCATTGCGGAATCACGACCCCAATTCGGTTGATACGTTGATTCATAGGTTTCGAAATATTTGTTGCGGAAATAATTCACAACGTCTTTCGCATTCTTGAAAAGAATATTATCTTGTTCTTGGTTCTCGTTACTTGGTTCTAGTTCAAATTCTTTTTCTAGTTCTTGTGCAATAGCTGTTTCACAACCCCCTTGTGAAGACTGTTTCACATTGGTTGCGTCAGATTTCACACCGAAAGTGAAACCGACAACGGGCGAAATGATATATTTGTTACGGCGTCCTTTCGCCGTTTTTTCTTGAACAATACGAATCACCTTTTCACCGTCAATTTCCGTTTCAGTCAATGCTTTCAACTTTGTTACGACGGTTCGACGTGAATACCCGACCATTTCCGCAATCTTGTCTTGCGACGGGAACGCTTCACCTTTGCTATTGGCGAATGTTGAAATCGCTGCAAGTATCGCAAACTTGTCGATTCCTAACGATTTGATTCGACCCTGCTGCAATGTTTCAATATCCAATTTGACGAAAAGATTTTTTGACAATGAAAATTCCTCCTTCGATTTTGTCGGGAATGCGTCACATTTTCGGAATTCCAAGCAACACATTTTTGCGTAACCCTGAAGGAAAACGCAATTCCCATTTGTATTTGCTTTCGTTGTAACGTGTAGCTTCACAACCCCCTTTTTGTGACACCTAAATTAAAAAAGTTTTTCGTTCTCTTTACATACGAACAAACGTTTGCTATTCTATTAATACACAAAAAAAGACGCCTTCCCGAAGGAAGACGCCTATTTCACTCTATTAATTTAAGTAATTATTTTTTGTATTAGAATTTTAGTAAAAAATATTTAAATTAGTATATGGTTCTATTAAATAATATTAGTTTATTTATTTAATCAATCTTCTTTCCATATGTTCATTAATTGTAAAAATGCTTTGTGTTCTTCTTCGTTTAATTTACCTTCTTCGTTTGTAAGCATTTCTGAAAGCATGGTTGCGCTATCAATATTCTTCACGGTTGCCAATGCCTTAAATCTTTTTACAACATTCCCTTCTACCCTAACTGAAAACGGTTTTTTAGCCATTTTCAAATTTCCCCCTTTAAGTTATTACAGTATATTGGATTACACTTCTATTTGAATACATTTATAATATTACCAAAATGAAAATTTTTATACAAGTAAACAATTAAAAAAGATTACGCCCGTAAACGTATGAAAACGCAAACGGGCGAACCTCATTACTTATTATTTTCTTTGTTCAAGATTGGAAGTTTCGAAAGGTCGAAAAATCCGCTTGCAGCAAGACCGACGGCGACGCCATAGAATAAACGTTCTTCAATCGCCCCGCCAATAAAAAAGTACCCTGCGACAAGTCCAAGACCAACGGAAGCGATTGGCATATAGTTAGCAGGAACCCCCGCTTTCTTTAATCCTTCGCCTACCGCCGTAATCACCGCAACAATCAATGCCATTTCAATCATTATTCATTACCCCCTTGTTCATTATTATTTCGCCATTCTTGGCGTTGTTTCTTTACTTCATTTCGTAAATGCAATTCGTCCTTGATTTCGTCAACGTCTTCCGTCAACTTTTCGACCCCTGTCGCAAGCCTTTCGAACTGCTGCGAAATGGTCGTAATAAATTCCGTCAACTTGTTTTCACGTTCCAAACTTTCCCGACGAACTTCGTGGTATTCGCTCCGAAGACGGTCTTCCCGTTCCTTCGCAATTTCTTGTTGACGCCGATTTTCTTTCAGCGTGTACGCAAATAAAGCGACGTATAACAAAGCCCAAACGCCTTGTTTCGCCGCTTCCGCAATTAGAACTTCATTGAACATTTCGACTATCCCCCTTTATAAACGATATTTCGGTTTAACTTTCGGAATCATTTCGAACATTCGTGGGTCTTCATAACCCATTGTCCAAAGACCGACGCCTTTCAATCCAAAATCATTGACCGCAATATTCATAGTGCGTAAGAACGATTGAGCGTCACCGACCCACATGACCGACATTCCTTCACGGTCGCCAATTAGCATTTGACCGAACCAAACGCCCGCGTCCTTCAGAATAACTTTTATTTCTTTGTCGCCTTGCCAAGAATTCCACCCGTCAACGGTTATTTCGTAGTCAAGCGAAACTTCGGATTCATAAACAAGTTCTTTATCCGTTGTATCCGTGTCACGGTCGGTCGTACCATCTTCAGACGGTGCTTCGTCACGGGTTTCCGTTTCGTCAAGTCCTGAATAAATCAAATAACCGTATTTGTCGTAATCATAACCGCTTCGGGCAATACGCCCATATTCACGACGTTCGCCGTCAACTTCGACTTCGAATTTCTCCAACGTTTCCCAACGGTCAAGCGTGGAAATTCCCAACAATGTCGCCTGAATGTGTGCGTCCCATGCGTAAAGACCGCAAGCCCCTGAAGTTCGTTGCAACGTTACATTGCCGCTTGCAGGGTCAACGTCACCGTTATTTACGAATACTTTCGTCAGGTTTTCGCCTTCGATTGTGGAATTATCTTCAACGAATGCTTGAACGCCGTCAACGTAAAGAACACATTGTTCGCCAAGATTTTTTGCGGTGAATGTTACTTCGTCACCTTCGCTTACATTTAAAAGCGGTTGGCGGGCGACAATTGTTTCGGTGTATTCCCAACTATCCGTTTCGGCGTTGTACGTGTCTTCTTCAAGAACTAATTCCGTGACCCCTGTTCCTGTTACCGTTTGACCTGCGCTATTAGTGAATGAATAATTACGTGTAAGGTCAACACGGAATGCGTAACCGTCGGCGACACTTCCTTCGTTTTGTGCCATTAAACGAATTCCCGCTTTGCTTCCGCTAATGATTTGCATGGTCGCTTCAATTTGAATGTTTCCTTCCCATTTTTTCGCAAGAACTAACTGCGACGAAGCGGAATCATTGTAATCAAGAACAATCGAACCTGATTCGTTCATAATTTGCCAACTTCCTGTTGTGAAACCGACGTTTCGTGGGTCTGAATAACAAATCTTTTCGCCGTTTTCGTTGGTTCCAAGATTGTCGCCTTGACCTTGCACCGTATAACCTCTTTGTGCTTCACGATAATAGGTTGTATCTTGAAGCTGCGGTTGCGGTTCGTCATTAAAAGCCCTTTCGCTATCATAATAAGATTGAAAGTTGTCTTCCCATAAAATAGCGGGACGGGCGTCACGTCGAAGCATTTTCGCCGCCAATGCCATTTTCGTCGGAAAATCAGCGTTCTTTGGAAGAATCGTATTTCCGTTCGTGTCCTTGTTGAAGTCGTCGGATGATTTCTTTTTTAACGGTTGAAGATTCGAATTTAACATAAGTTCGCCGCCTGAATAATTTTGGTCGAAGGCGTCACAAACGACAAAACCAAAAATCGGGGTGAATTCGGTACTTCCCGCACCGTCAACCGTGATTGTGTTCGACCCTTCGTTTAATGTAAACGTACCGCAATCGTACCAATGCGAACCATTCAAAACGAAAGGATACCATTCTTCGGTATTTCCGCCCCCTATTGTAAAATTTGTACTGTTCACGTTTCCAACAAGGGTCATTTGGTCATACCATGAAAAAGAAGTTATCGCCACAATTTGATAATCACCTGAAGCGGGAACATTTACGTTATATTCGACCAAACCTTCAGGAACTTGTTCTTGTAAACAAGCCGTTCCGTCGCTATTCGGCGACCAAATACGGTGAACGAATTCGTATCCAACGAAAACTTCGTCCGTTCCATCAACCGTTTTGACAACGTGATTGAAGTCTAACGTATCAGGGTCAAGGTTCGGGTCGTATTGCCTTCGTTCGGAATAGGGTGATTTATCGCCAACACCTTCAGGCGGATTGACTGCGAACGCCTTGCCGCTTACATTGTCAGGAATATTCGCAATGTCGTGAACATTCGTCCATACCGGCATTTGTTGTTTCGAAAAGGAAGTCGCATATTCAACACGGTTATATTCGCCAATCGTAGCGGTTGAAGTACCGCCGTTATGCTCCTTTATATCAACGTATTTAGGTTCGAAGTAATCGTAAACATGTGGATACATAACTTCATTTAACGATTCGCCGTCTTCTTCAGCCGCAAAATAAAGATAATCTTGCGGTGAATATTGAAAAACCGTTTCGTCCGTGCCGTCGCCGTCTACGTCTTTTTGAATACGTTGATAATGTTTATAACGACCATTCTGCCAATCTAGCAATTGTAAATAGGTGATAGTTGTACCCGCTTCGACAACACTTTCGTCGTGCATTCCCCACCTATGACCATATGCAGCCGCACCAACGTAAACATTTTCTTTTTTCAATGCGGCGTTAGGGTTTTGTCCAATCGCTTCTTCAATCCATTCACAAACGTCCGTAAGCCACCAAATAGGCGTTGAAGCACCTGCGGAACTTCCGCCCCAATGAAAGTCATACGTCATACATTGCAATTCGTCCAACGTTGGATTTCCGTTCATATCGGTTGATTCGGCGAATAATTTATAGTTGTGGAAACGGTAGTAATAAGGCGTTGAATTGCCCCACATACCATAAGAATTCACCCGAAGACGTTTACCCTTCGGAATACATACTTCGTTCTTGATTCGCTCTAATAATTGAATATAGCGTTGGTCGTAACCTTGTGCGTTCGGGTCGCTTGTCATAGAACCTTCGAAGTCAATTTCGATTCCAACCATATTCAACGGCGTTCCTGAATTACGTGAAGACTTGTAAACGTCAACAATCGCATTCAATTCAAGAATCAATTGTTCCTGCGGTAAACGTCCCGCCGAATTCGTAACATCATTCGAAAGAACGTCCTTGACCGTCGCCCAATCGAACGGAATAATAAATTGCATATGCCAATTCAAATCAGGGTATTCAATCATGTCGTTTTCCAGAATAATAGGCATACGAACGCCCGTATGAGAAAGCGAACCGTTCACGTCGTCAAAATAATATCCGCCGCTTGAATAGTCGTAAATTTTCCCTTCGCTATCAACGCCGAATTCGTGAAGACCAATCGAATAAATTTGGTCATGATAGTTTCGTAATGAACGGTGAAATGCGTCGTCTTCGCTTCGTCCCATGAATGACCACGTAAGCAAGCGACGATTGTTGTTTTCCATAATCAAACCCCCTTTGAATTAGTAACGTGAACGACCGTGCGTCCATTGAAAAAATGACGCATATCCGTAATAACCAATGCCCACGTCTTCTAAATATTTGTATTGCTTTCGAATTTTGTTTCCGTCGTCATCTTTCGTTATAATTTCAAGCGTTTTTTGTTTATAAAACTCAATACGAAAACGGGTCGAACCTTTTGGTGCAAGAAGAAATTTATTCCCGTCAATTTGAACGGGGTAGTCGTAACCGTTTATATTTATCGGTTCTTCCTGAATCAAATCAACGTGTTCATTTCCGACCCTTGCGACCCTTGTATTCGCATGAACGTTTATTTCTGTTCCTGCTGCCGCTCCGTCGAACCACATTTCCCTTGTATAGCGATAATGAAGCGGATGTTCAACGAACATTGATTCGACCAATTCTTTATTTTGGTTTTCGGCAAAACCGCCATTTTCCGCCTTTTGACGGTATTCTTCGATAATAGGTTTATAATGCCATTCGTCTTCAGGAATCTTTGCGCCTGCATTCGTTGAAATGCGGCAAAGGTCGAAATCTTCTTTCGGGTAAAGCGTAATATCAAGACCCGTCGGAAGAATAGGAACCGACCAATCTTCAGGAAGATAATTCGGAACAATAACCGTTCTATGACCACGACCCATAATGTTAAACCAACGCTTTTTGACGTCGGTGAACACTTGCGGCGGATTCGCTTCAAATTCATTCGGGCTTGCAACGTTTATATTTTCGTCGTCCGTCCATTTCAATTGTTTCATCATTTCTTTTGTGTTCGGAATCCAACCCGTAAGCTGCCGACCGCCTTGAAACTGAATGTCGGTAAAATAAACGGGTTTTCGGTCGATTCCGTCCGTTGACGAAACGGCGTCATTGACTTCAACTTCGAATTCGACTTTTTGCACCTGGCGATTTGGGTCGGCTTCAAACGTGCCATTAAATCGAATCCAATCTTGAAGCGTTGGAAGTTGGCTCATACGTTACCCAACGACCATTGAATTTCGGATACATGACCGACCCACGACGTTGCCACCGTTCCGCCTTGCAGCATAACGTCGGTTAAATAAACTTTCGGTTCACCTGAAAACGACGAATCGTCAGGTTTTCCGCAATCCGTCGCTTCTAGTGAAATTTCTATTTTTTGAATCCTGCGGGTTGGGTCAGTATCAATTTGTTTTGCCATGTTTCGAAAACTATTCGTTGTAACTGCCATTTCCGCACCTCCTTTTTTATTCGTCTGTTACGTCAGGAATCCCCAAGTAATGCGTTTCAGGAACTTCAGGGTCGTCGTCATAGTAAACGTTTATTTTGATTCCAACAAAGGCGTCTTCACTTCCACCCCGTACAATATCGCCTTCGGTTGCGACTGCTGCCGAAATTGTATAAGTTGAACGGTGTGCGACCCCTGCGACTTCTTGCGTAATGGAAGCCGTTTCGTCAAAGTTTGGCGTGACCACAAACGACCAATCACCCGAAAATCCTGAATTTGCAATTGCGAATTTCGTCCCGACCTCAATCCAATCGGAATTAATACCTTCGTCAGCCCGTGAATTTAACAGTTGGTTAAATACGGTCATTTGTTGGGCGTCCGTTTGTGAAAGCGGGTCGTTCGCTTCTAATTCCTGAAGACGGTCGTCAATAGCCCTGCTTTGAACGTCAGCCAACGTTTTTTGCGGTTCGGAAAGTTCAACGTCCGAATTTTCGGGTTTCCTTACGTCCCATTTACGACGAACAACCCTTTGCGGCAATTCTTCGTCAATCATATCTTTATCGACAACCGCAACCGAATCGCCTAATTGATACGCTTCGTGTTCGTGTCCCGATAGCGTCGAAAGGTCGTGAACCTTTGTCGTGTATTTCATTGTTGGTTTCGACATTTCTTCGAGCATTTTTTCGCCGTCAGACATTAAATTTTCGGGAATCGTATAACGTGAATCTTTCCAACGGTAAGTTCGAACCTTTTTACGAAGGTTTAATTTTTCAACCCATTCGTAATTTTCGAGATAAGGAACGCCGTTGTTTACGGTCGTAATATTAAGTTCGCCTTTTCCAATTGGATAAATTCGTGTTACAAGGTCATACGTGTCAACCTGCCGTTCGATTTCTTCAAGGTTCTTATGATAATAGAAACGAACGCCATTGTCTTCGCCAATACGATTCAACAAGCTAACGGTTTTCGTTTCCGTATCGAACAACAATTCACCGCCCCAAATCTTTCGAACTTCCTGAAGCAATTCAAGAACGTTTCCCCAATCCTTTCGAAGTGTTCGTTTCCTTCCGTCCGATTGAACACGACCAATTTTCCAATCAATAAGCGGGTCGCCTTCTTCGTAAAACACATTCGAAAAGACCTGTTCAACCGCCGTATATGCGTTCACTTCGACAACTTCATAGTCTGCAACGTTCCATTCACGAAGTTCCGTCCAAAGGGCTTCGCAAATGAATTCAACATGAATTGCGCCTTGCTTCCCTCGAATGGTTTTCGTTTCCTTCACGATATAATGACGGTTTCCAATAACGACACGCATTTCAACGGGGTCGTCGCCGATTTGTTTACGCTTCGGGTCGTTATAAGGAAGCTTGAACGTCAAAATATCTTCAGCATTAATTTTTTCTTCGATAATAAGGTCATAGGCGTTTTGAAAATCGCCCATTGGTACAAGACCGCCTTCAAGGTCGAAGAACAATTCAAGCGGTTTATCAACCAGCGAAATTCGTTTCTTCTCTTCGAAATCAAGAATTTGAATTTCGTCAAGGATAGGCGTATTTGCAACGAAATCCGACGTTAGCGTTGCCCGAACTTGTATATAACGTTTGTCGGTTTCTGTTACAAGACCACCGCCGTCGGTTGCTTTCCATGCGTCAAAAGTCGTTCCGTCGTTACTCATTCGATATTCAATTTCAACATTCGTTCCGTTAGATAACGCAACATTCGATTGAACTTTTCCGTAATCCGTCAAGCCGCCTTCGCCTAAATCAACAATTGGAGAAAGCCACGTTTGCGGCGTAGCGGTATAGTCGCCATTTATCGCCGTTCCAAGTCGAAGCGAACCTTCTTCCGTTTCATAATCCAGATAGCGACCATTCGAAATATTGTTATAATAATTTTTGATTTGCGTTTCAGTCCAAACGTCTTCGCCAACGCAATAAATCACGTCGTCAATTGAACCTTCGAACGGATAACCTGCCGTAATCATTTGACCGACTGAAAAAGAGTTTGGAAAGCCGCCTGAAGCGTCAGGGTTTCCGCTTGTGAATAGAATCAATTCGCCGTTGACATAAGCCTTTACCGCCCAATCGGAAGCGTTTGCGTCCCATACTAAACAAATGTGATACCATTTATTCGCTTCAAACGCCTGTTTTCCCCTTCCGTAAGCCGAACCATTTGAATATAAGTTGACGGAAGTTGTTGCACCGTAAACCCTTACGTTTAACATTGAAAAACCGTAATTTGAATCATAGTTTAATGCAACGTGAAGACCTGCGTTATTGTAACCGTCACCCCTGTTCGTTGCAGGAATAGCGAACAACGCCGAAACGTCGTTTTCGGTTGGTTTTATCCATAACGAAACCATAAGTTTATTTGAAGCGGGAATACCCACGTCTTTCCAATTCGCCGTTGACCCGTTCAATTCTGCTGCTTGACCCCTTGCGCCCGAAACAATTGTTGGACGACTTGCGTCAAGCCATTCAAACGTTGATTCGGTTTCAAGACCAAAATCAGGGTCAGAATTTCCGTTGTAATAAATATAAGGATTGATAGGGAAATTCGGAAGGTCAATTGAACGGAAATCTTTTGTATCCGTAAACAACGCTTTTTCTGTTGCCATTGTCGCACCTCCAATTTTTAGATAATAAAAAAGACACCTTCCCGAAGGAAGGCGTTCGTTGTCTTCCATTTGACAATTAAACCAAATGAAAGTTTGACAATATAAAGTTTTATAGCCACGTATCACGAAATTCGAATGTTACTTCCGCAACGTTTCCGCTTGCTTCATAAGTGTTTTCGCCTTCGTCCATTTCGAACCAATCGCCCGAAACATATTGATAAGCTGCCGAACCTGTTTCGACCATAGTCTTTTCAATACAATCAATTTCGTAAACACTTGCAGGCGAATCACTTGAAAACGTAAGGGTCAACGTGTTTCCGTCGTTTCGTGTCAATGAAACCGCACCGTCACCGCCATTATGCGTAATGGTCAACGTTGGTTTTGCAACATACATTCCGTTATGAGTAACGGGGAATACGGTTGAATACGTCCCAACACGAAGGTCAACGCCGTAAGTGTGTGGCATTTGGGCGCATGTGAATTGAATCGTGAATGTTCCCATTTGCCCGACCTGTTCAAGCGGAATTTGATTCGAAACCCGCCCGAAATAACATTTGTCAGGTTCGTCGTCGAATATAATCATTTTCGTTCCTTTCCGTGGATTCAAAACGCTTGCAAACCTTCGTGCATTATTTTTCATTGACGAAGTTCCGTCGCCGAAAATCGTACATTCGACTTCGATTTCACGGGGGTCATAGGACATTCCGTAATCCCATGCCCCGTCGAAACCTTTAATTTCTTGAAACCTGTTCGAAATAGGCGGCGTCATTGGAATATTCTTTTTGTTGACAACGACGTTCAAACTATCGGAATGAACGCCGTCGAACGTGAATCCGTTCATAAATTATCGCCCCCCTTGTGAACGGTCTTGATTACGCTGCAAGTTGTATAATTCTTTCGATACATTGCGAACGTCCCGTTCATCATTCGTTTCCATCCGTTCAACGTTGACAAGCGGCGCATTATAGTTCGTTCCGCCGTTTCCGTTACCATTTCCACCGTCAGGTAAGTCGCTAAAATCAACCCTTCCTGAAGACAATCCGCCAATTTGCGGTGCGGAAATCTGCATTCCGTTCATGCCGATAAATGCTTTCTTCAAGGAATCAACGCTTCCAAGTACGCTTTCAGCAACATTCGCCATTGATTTTTTCGGAAGTTTCGCAACCCTTTCGATACCGATTTGTAAACCTTTAATCAAGTTTACGCCAATTTCATCACGGAACACACGGGAAGGTGAATTAATCCCGAAGAAATCTTTGATTCCGCCGAGTACGTTACCCGCAAAACCTGAAAGTTTTCCAGAAATCCAACCTGCCATATCACTAATTCCGTTCCATAGACCACGAATCAAGTCCTTTCCGACGTCTAATAAATTAATATCAGAAATCGTATTGAGAATTTCTTTTGCAATGTCCCATGCTGCGGAACCAACTTGACCGATAATCGAAAGAATTCCGTCAATCAACGCCCAAATGATTTCGACACCTGCGGAAAGGATTGCAGGAAGATTTCGAATAAGAGCGTCCACAATGGCGAAAATCAGCTTAATAGCTGCCGAAATTAATTGCGGAAGAATTTGAATAATGCCGTCAATCAATGCAAGTAAAATGTCGATACCTGCCCGAATGATAGTCGGCAAATTCCGAATGAGTGCGTCGGCAATCGCTAAAATCAACGTAATCGCCGCCTGAATCAATTGCGGTAAAATTTGAATAATACCGTCAATCAACGCCATTAAAATTTTGATTCCTGCCTGAATGATTTTCGGAAGCAACTTAATCAACGTTTGAATAATCGTTGTAATTAATTTAATAGCTGCCGTAATCAATTGCGGTAAAATCCGAACAATTCCATCAATCAACGTCATAAGAATTTTAATACCCATTTGAATGATTTTCGGCAATAGTAACGTAATCATGGCAACAAGTTTATTGATAACCTTTGTCACCGCACCTAAAATAAACGGTAACGCCTTTAGAATTCCGTTAATTAAGGTCATAAGAAGACGGATACCTAACTGAATGATTTTCGGCAAATACAACACAAATTGTTGAATCAACCGTGTAATGATTTGGACAACCTTCGTCAATAGCTTCGGAATTGCTTTTTGCGCCCCGTCGCCAAGACTTGAAAATAAAGTAAGTCCCATCATAATCAATCGTGGAATACCGCCAATCAGAAATGCGATAATTTGCGGAATCAATTGTTTGACTGCATTTAATAACGGTGTAAAGTCACCCGTCATAATCGCTTTCTTGATTGCTTTATATAGGTCAACAAATTTATTGACCAAACTTCCGATAATTTTCGAAATGACTGCATAGACTTTCGTTTGTTGGAAAGCCTTCCACATTTGCATGATTTTCGTCCGTACCTTCGTAATAATCGAACGAAGGCTTTCCATGTTGAAGCCCATTTTCTTCAGCTTCGCAATGATAACGTCACCGTATTTCGAAAATAGAATAAATGCACCGACAATAAGCCCAATCCCTGCGACAATTAAGAGCATAGGCGCATATGCAGCAAGATAAGAAAGCCCTAACGCATAGTTAAATGCAATCATTCGTGCCGTACTAACGATAAGTGCGCCCAACGCTTTCGCCTTTACAATCGCCGCATGTGCGATAAAGCCAAGCATTGCAGGAATAACAACCGCCGTCAGTACGCCTGCAAGTACCGCAAACGCCGTTCGGTTTTTCCAAATGAACGAAAGGATTGACCCGAAAATACTTGCGGTCGTTCCGACGACTTTTCCAATCGTCCCGAATACCGCCGTCAACGTCGCTTTGATTGCGGGCATATTCTTCATGACCCAATTCGCAAATGAATTTAATTGCGGAAGCATTCGTTTTCCCATTTGTTTCGCCCATAACATGAACTCATTTTTGATTTTCGTAATCTTCGTGAGTAAGTTGTCTTGCAGCGTTTTTCCCGCCCTTGCGGTTGCGCCTTTGACGTTTTTCAAACCGTTTTCCGCTTGCGACATAGCAAGTACGGCGTCACTTCCCAAATCTTCCCACATAGTACCAAAATAGGCGACACCCAAACGGTTTTGCTTCGTCTTGTTATCAATCTTTGACAAACGTGACCCAACCTTTTGTAACGCTTCGTCACCTGTGATTGAACCGTTTGCGACACCTTTGAAAAATTGGTCTGCCGCTTTTTGCGACCCGAACAATTCTTTTGTCAATTCGTTTGATTGCGCCGTTCCGTCGTGCAATTTAACATTAAACTCTTTCAAACTATCGGCAATTTTATCGAAGTCTTTCGACCCTGCTGCCATACCTGCGTTCAATGCGCTTGCGAACGTATCCATAGAAATACCTGCGTCAGCTAGTACGGGCGAATATTCGTTAAATGTTTCTAGTAAATCGCCTGATTTATCCCCCGCTTGTTGCGCTAACTTCGTAAACATATCCATAGATTCGGTTGACGTTGCACCCCACGCCTTCATAACGGAATCCGCCGCCCGAATAGATTCGGTTACTTCCCAACCGAACGCCTTTTGTAACGTAAGTGCTTGCGTAGCGGTTTTTTCGGCTTCTTCGCCCGTCTGTCCAAGAACCTGTTTAATACTTGTCAACGTTGAGTAAATATCTTGATAGTTCCCTTTTGCATTTGCAAACAAATTGTCTGCGATTTGTTGGAACTCTTTCATTTCTTCTTTCGTTGCGCCTGTTGCAGCTTGCATTTTATCTAACGCCTTTTCTTGTTCAAGTGCCATTTTTGCGCCTGCTGCGCCAACACCTGCCGCCGCTACTCCTAACGCTGCAAATGTTGCGCCTGCTGCTTGGCCGACCCTTTGCGTCGTTTTCGAAAAATCATTCAATTCGGATTTTGCTTCGTCCATTCCCTGTTTGAATTCGTCAACTTTAAGTTTTAACGCTGCAACGATTTCCCCCGCTTTCGCCATTTATTTACACCCCCGAAAATAGTCAAATAAAAAAGAAGGCATTACGCCCCCTTGCGTTTTTGAGAATTCTCACGCATTTTACGGGCGATAGCCTTCAAGTCGTTTTCGTCTTCTTTTGTCATTTTTTCTTTACCTAAATATGACTTGCCATCAACGTCTTGCAATTGCTTCTTAAACTTCGTAGCCAATTTGTTCGGGTCTTGCGTATGCGGGTTTTGGGCAATCGCCAATTCAGTCATTCGGTCGTTGACTTCATCCTTCTTGATTCGTTTAAGATAAAATTCAACTTCGTCAGGATAAACTTCTTCAAGCGTTTGTTGTTTCGACCAACCATAATTTATTGCGAATAAATGGATAATGTCGAAAAGCCATTCTTCTTCGGAAGCACCGCCCGAACTTACTTCGTCGGACGGTTCATCACGTTTTTTACTTGACCAATCACCTTTTGAAGATTGTTCACCTCGTAAATAGCAAGGAACAATTCAACACCGCCGTCAAGACCAATTTCAGGGTCATTCGCAAGCGTGTCTTTATCAATGCCTGAACCAATTGAAATGATTTCGATTACTTGACCCCACGCTTCACCGAACAATCCGAACATTGCTTGAAACATTTGTTCTTCATTTTCCGTATCAATATCCGACAATTCAGACATAACGCCATTCGGAAGTTTTTTCAACGCAAGCATTAATTGTGCGTAATCGCCAAGCGGAAGTTTTTTAACCTCAATCGTATCACCGTTTCCAAGAATAACGTCTTTCTTCGTTCCAACTGCTTTTTCCATTTCGTAACACCTCTTTTATAAATTTTCGAATTCGATTCCTTTCGCATTTAAGGTTGCGAACCTATTTTCCTTGCGTCTTACGTGCAATATTGATTGCCGTTTTCTGCTGCTTGTTTTCTTTTAATCGTTTATCGTCTTGACGTTTTTCTTTCGCCATTCAAATCACCTTCGCTTTAAAATAGAAAACCCGCCCAAACAAGGACGGGTCATAAATTACGTTGTTGAACCTGAAGTGACGGAAGTATCGCCAATTGTGGCAAGAAGACCGCCGTCATCCCGACTTTCGTCAATCAATGCGGTAAACTCCACTTCGTAAACTGATTGTTCGTCTTTACGGAATGGAAGCGTAACTTCGGACGTGATAACCGCTTTGTGAAGCGTGATATTAAGTGACTTGTCGGAAGTCGGCAACCATGAAGGGTGAAGAACAAGTTCTTGTGCATTTTCGGAAAGTCGCTTTCCTGCCTGCGAACCAATCGTAAGTTTCTTCGTCCCTGCCGTTGAATCTTCGACAATCGTTCCTGTTGGAATTGCGTTCTTCAATTTGTCAACGGTTACTTCCGCCAATGGTACAGTCACCCGAACAACTTCGCCTGTCAGCGATTTATCGACCGCCGTGTTTCCGTAAAGGTCAACAATGACGTCTGTATATTCAGGTTCATAAGCAAATTCGCAACCGCCGTTTGTGTGTCCCAAATCTTCCGTTCCATACGTTAAATTTTGGACGCCGATTTGAACATTCGAAATATCGCCCATCTACAAAACCTCCTTATGCTTTGTTTTCACCCTCTTTCTTTTTGGGTTGTTCTTTGAATTTTTCAGCCTTGCCCCGTGCAATAAAAGATTCCGCACGGTCTTTCGGAAGGTCAACAATGTCGCCAACCTTAATTTTCTTTTTATCTTTGACGAAAATTTCGTCATGCTTGACTTCAATAAATTTTACTTTCATGCGAAAACCTCCTTCTTTGGTTCAATTCTTCTATTGCCGTACTTTACAAGCAATATTGATAGAATAAATTGAACGACCGTTGTCGTCGTGGTCAAGATAAATAGGTTCACTTTGTTCCGCAAATGTTCCGTAAACATAAGACGAACCGATTTCGAAATGTTCCCGACCGTGAAAATGTTTCCAAATTTTTTTGGCAATTCGTTCGGCTTCGCTTGCTTGCCTATGCCGTACAATAATTTGAATGTTTGGCGAAGTCAGTCCGATAATATAATGGTTCGGCGGTTCGCCACCTTCTACACGAACAACGGCGCAATCATTCGCACGTTCGGGAAATTGATTCGCATAATAGTCGATAGATTCAACCGTTTCCATATACGAAATAACTTCGGCAACTTCCATAATTATCGACCCCTCAATTTATTTTTCATTACTTTCGCAATATGGTCATAAAATGCTTGACGTTCTCCTTTCAATGGACGTTCAAGATATTTACGACCGACCTGGTACGTTTTACCCGACATTCCTGTTGTACCGCCTTTCGCTTCAGATTCTTCGCCAAGTTCATAAACGCCTTCGTGAATCCATAACGCATAGTTGAAATCACCTTCAAGAACGGAATAAGAAACTTCGGCTTCAATGTTTCCTGCGGTCTTTCGAACCTTGCGTTTATGCGATTTCTGAAGGATTCCTTTATAGAACGGCGTGATTTCTGAAGAAATCCGAATCAATTCGTCAACAACGTCATTCATTCCCTGTTCGCCTGCTTCCATTGCGTTTTTATCCGCCATTTCCATTTTTGTGAGAAAGCTGCTTGCGTTCACGTCAAAATTCATTCCGTCAGCCATTAGACCACCACCTTCGTAAATGAAACCTTTCCGTCAATGTTTCGCATGAATTTAATATTGTTCGGTTGATCGGTTTTCACTTCGCCATTTGGTTCGGTGAAACGTACTTCGTCAGCATGAACAACGTCAACGAATCCAATGAATAGAATCGTATATTCAGGAACAACGTCTTCTCCTTCCGTGCGGTCATTGACGGTTGTCTTCGAACGAACAAAGCCCTTCAGGTTTAACGTTTCCCCTGCAATCGGGTCGCCCCAAATATCAAGCCCTTCAGCCTTTACAATTTGAATATCATGCGGCGTTGGAATCATTCGAAACCTCTTGCCGCACGACGATTGCGCCTTTCGATATACTTGGATTCTGAATCAATATAGCCGACCCTTGTACTGATAGAGCGTCCAACACGACGCCCCAACACCATTTTCGCCTGCGGTGCAATAGTTCGGTCAACTTGCGAAAGGGAAACGGAAATTCCGTCAACTGAATAAGACGTGACACCTGCTTCGGCTTGCTTTCGTGCTTCCGAAATCTTCAACAACCAATGCGTTTGTTCGAAAACGGCTTGATTCGGAATTGGTCGTTTTTCAGGGTCGTATTGCGAATAGTAACGATACAAAATATTTGAAGCGTTTTTCAACGCCCGTTTCTTGTCGGGTTCGTCGGCGTTTACCCATGCAGCATTTTCGAAAACTTCTTCGGTGAAATAGGTTTCCGCTGCTTGTAAATCAATCGCCATTTATAGCACCCCCGTTTGTTTATCGTGCCAACGCTTGAACGTCGAATGAAGGCGAAGTTCCGCCCGTTTCGTATTTCAAACGAATATATTTCTTGTCTGTAATAACGCCAAAACGTTTGTCAACAACGGCTTGCGTAATTTGTGGAATTGCGGAAATTTCTTCAAACGTTGCGTTGTCGTCACTTCCTTCAACAACAATATCAAGAATCGGTGAAGTCCCTGATACGTTGGAAACGTCAAGACGAATTTCAAGCGGTTCGGATTGACTAGAATTCACTTCAATTGCGTCGCTTGTCGCCGTCGCCGTTACTGTATCCGTAATTGTTAGAAGACTATCCCACGCCATTATTCATCACCTTCTTTTTTAGTTTCGGCTTTCTTTCCAGATTGCTTTTTCGTTTGCTTTTTCGGTTTATCTTCGACAAATTCATATCCAAAATCTTGTGCAATACGTTTTGCTTTTTCTTCTTCACCTTCAGGAATTTCAGCAACGCCGTTTCGGAATTCCCATCCAAAATAAACTGCATTATAATTAGTGCTTAAAGCTTTAAGTTGTGCCATTCGAAAGACCCTCCTAATTTTGAGATAAAAAAAAAATAGGCGGAAGCGGAATCAACCCGCAACCGCCTTTGGTTCGTTATTCAAATTATGCGGTTGTGTCTTGCTTACGGATTACACCGCCAAGACGTGCCGCCGCTTTCGGGTGAAAGTCAGCAAGACCGCAATAGAATTCAATACGAGTACGATATACAGGTTTGGAATCAATTTCGCCTAAGTCTTCGACCATTACGCCGCCATTCGTTAGACCTGAAATCGCTTCTTGCGCTCCGAAACGTACTGCATAAATAGAACCTTCGTTTGAATTCGTCCCGTTAGCAAACGGAAGAATACCGTCTTCAACTGTTCGAATTTGAACATCACCGAAATAATCGACGGGACGACCGAATTCGTCAGTTCCGTTTTGAATATAGTGCGGCGATTCTTGCAATAGAATCTGAAGTTCACGACGCATTGCTTTCGACATAAACAAGGCGTCAGCACCGCCTTCAACGCCGTCAAGTAGTTCGTGAAGCATAATCAATTCTAATGCTTTACCGCCTGCCTGAACTTCGTTTCCGTTATTGGCGATACGCTTTTTCAAGCCGTCGAATTCGCCCGTATTTGCGGAAGCGTCACCGTGGAAGAACTTGTTCGTAAACTCTTTCGCAAGTCCTTTTACCTTCAAGTTCGTTTGAACCGCACGTTGGTTATTTACGTTTCCAAGTGTTCGTGCAATAAATTTGTCAACGTCAACGTCGCCCCCAACGATAGAAAGCGTGTCAGACTTTTGAACAACACTTCCGCCGCCTTCGGTGTAACCTTCATTCACCTTACGGAATTCAACTTCGCCAAGTGAATCTTCTTGGTTGTATTGATAAGAGTTCCCTGCAACCTCCATTTGCGGAAGCATTTCAAGGACAGGTGAAGTTCGTGCGAATGTTTCAATTACGCCCGCTTGCAAAGTATCGGTTGATAGCTTCGCTGCTTGTGCTAGTGATAAAGCCATTTTGTCATTCCCCCTTTCGATTTATTTGGTCGAAATCAAAAGGTTTACAACGCAAAAAGAAAACTTGTTTACGTTACAACCAAAAATTATTTCCGACCGTATCCCGATAGAAGTTTTTCCATAGGGTTCATTTTGTTTGTGTCTTTTGTTTCTTGACCTTCTTGCGGATTTGTCTTTTCACCAACTGGTTCTTCCGCTTTATTGCCAAATAGACCTTTTTGTTCCGCATTGTTCACCCATGCAAGCTTTTGTTCAGGCGACAAATTTTCAGGAATCAGGTCGTGATAATCTTCGTCAATAGTTTCAAGCTTTGCGTCAAGTAAACCGTTGATTGTACCTTCCAACGCTTCAATGCGTTCGTCGGCGGATTGTTTTTCCGTTTGTACGGCTTCAAGATCATCTTGCGCTTGCTTGTAAAGATTTTCATATTCGCCACGCTTTTCGGCTTCTTCCTTTTCCTTGCGTTGGCGTTCCGTTTCTGCTTCGTCTTGTTGCTTTTTGAAAGAATCCAATTCTTTCTTCATTTCCTTATAATTTTTGTTTACTTCGTCGAAACGGTGCTTCGGAATCATGTGTTCCTTGTCGTCTTTCCCGTCGTCCTTATCGTCGGTTTTGGTCGTATCCGTGTTTTCCTTCCCGTCGGAAGCTTGACCGTCACCGCCTTCACCGTCGCCACCTTCAGCGAAATGTTGAAGATTCAAACGAAGAAATGGTTTTTCTGTTTGTTCCTGTTTTTCTGCAAGTACGTTTTCAACTGTCATTATTTATTCCTCCTTGCCTTCGAATTGTTTTCGTCGTCACGACCGACGTTGGGCATTTGTAATAAAAAGGAATCGAATTCGAAAACCCATAAAATAAGGATTCACGAACCGATTCAATAGTTAATTCGACCATGTGACACTTTCACAAGAAAAAGTTTCAAATTTTTTATTTATTTTTCTGTTTCTTCAATAGTCGTTCCGCTTCGCTTCGATTTTCTTCGAACTTGTCACGAATGTCTTGCGGTAAAATATCCAAGTCACGAACAGGCGTGATTTTGTGACGACAATTCGGGTGAAAGATAAGGTTCGACCGACGCAATTCTTCGTAAGTCATAAAGCCTTCCGTTTCTCCATTCATAGAAATAATTTGTCCTTCGAATTTTCGACAAGCGTCTTCAGCGTTATGGTCGGAAACAATCGCCAAGTCAACGTTCCTTTCTTTCGCTTCAAGACGTGTTCCTTCAACGTGTGCTTGCAGCATTTTCGTTCGTGTAACCATTTCGGCGTAAGTGTGAAGCTTCCAACGTCTGCCCGCCTTGTCAACGATTCCGACGTTACCTGTCTTTTTGAACATTTTCCGAAGTTCTTTTTTCGTCACGTAAGTCGCCGACCTTCGTCCCTGATTCATTGCCGCCGATTTCGCTTGTTGTTCACGAACGACATTGCGAACCATTTTGATCGTTTCTTCTTTCATTTTGTTGTTCGCCTGAAGCAAGTCTTTATATGTGTCCGTGACCAATTGGCGACGGGCGTCAACAATCGTTTCGGAAGCGGCAACCATTCCAATCGCTTCGTCAAAACTTGCGGCTTCTCCAAGCGCAACAATTGTTTCGGCTTGCCCTAATTTGAACGCCGTTTCGATTTTCTCTTTCGCCCATTCTTCAGATTCTTTGTCAACGGTGCGAAGTCGTGACGCAACATATGCCAAGACCTTTCGCATTTGCGCTTGCGAAATTTCTTTATCCTTTCCATACGTTGACAATTCAAGAATTCGATTGAGAATATCTTCAATTGCCTTTCCGTAAATACGAACCAAAAAATCAATTTCTTCTTCATATTCAGGAAGTTCCAAATCCCATTTCGGCTTTGCCAAATCTTTCACCCCCTACAAAAAGAAAAAGCAGGGAATCAGTTATTCCCCACTTTCGTCATTGTCTTCTTGATTTGAATTGTCGTCTTCCGATTCAAGCGGCGTTTGAAATGCGGAAGGGCTTGCGAACATTTCGGAATTTCGTTCGTCTTCCTTTTCGGCGTCTTCTTCCATACGTTGAAGTTCCGCTTCCGCTTGTTCTTCGGTCAATCCGTCGATTCGCATGAGTGCGGTTTTTTGACTGATTGTCGGCTTGCCGCCTGTTCGAACGTTCATGATATTCGCAAGTTCGGCGTCGTCTTGCGGTAAACCGTCCTTGAAATGAATGGTAGGTTCAACAATGTCATAATTTGCTTTACTTCCTAACTTTTCATGTTCAAGCATTTGTGCAATCATAAACATTTTCTTCAAGCCTTTATTATAGAATTGACGCTTCCTATTAATCTTTGAAAGCAACGAATTCATTCGAAATTTAATTGAAAGACCTGAAGACCCCGACGTTCCTGAATCGCCTTTCCCTAACGCAAGGGCGGGAATTTCAGCGTTTACAAGCAACATTTCCGTCACCCTGTCGAGTTCTTCAAACGCTGCCTGAAGTTGTCCGTCCCATGTGATATACTGCGGAACAATATCGTCTTTACCCATGATTTCGAATACCTTGTCACGACCAACCGCAAAAACAGGATTTCCGCTTTCGTCTTCGCCAAGTACACCAGCAGGAACCGCAATTGACGGGTCAGCGTGTTTGTCGAGAATTTCAGCGATACGGGTCAAGCGGTTGTTGATTTCGTCAAACATTGGTTTATGTTCGGACAAATCGTCTATCCCTTGCCAATCGTCGTCAGTCGAATAGTTCGGAATGTGAACGACAAGCGGAAACGGGACGCCTGTTTGAACCGTGCGGCGTTCGCTTTTAATTTCGTTTTGAATCTTCCATTCCACAACTTTCATTCCTGAAGTATCGAACGGCATAATTTCGAACTTGGAATATTCGATTCGGTTCGGATAATGCGATTCAACGTGAAGAATCCATTCTTCGTCGCCTGTTCCTTCGACTACTGTCGGATATGCAACGTGAACAACTTCGATTTCTGAAGCGTCACCTTCACTAACTTCAGGAAATACATATTTCGGATTCTGCGGTTCAATGATTACACGGAACGGGTCGAATTTCTTCGGTACTTTTCCGCCCCACTTTTGACCCCAACGAATTTTTAAAAAAGAATCGCCACGGAACGCATTTCCTGTTGCGGATTGTTGCAGCTTCATATTCAAATCATTTTGTTCAACAATTCGGTCAATCGCTTTTTGTTCTTCCGATTCATCTTCACGACCTGCCGAAAATGTTGGCGGTTCACCAAATAAAAAGTCTGCGGATTTCTTGCAAATTAAGCCCGCAAGATTCGAAGAAATATAAACGGAATCCGACGGAACATTTTGCAGCCTTTCGAAAACGTCGTAATGGTCGCCAAGAAATAATTTTTTGTTTTGTGCATAACGTTCGATTCGTTCCCTGTGACCAATTGGCGGATAATATTCGCCTGTCTTAAATAATGCCATTGTCAAACCTCCTTTCGTTTAGATTCCTTTCGGTTTTTTGTAATGCGTCAATCGGCGCATTTTCGTTCCTGCTTCAATTGCCATTTGTAAAGCGTCAGGCAAGTCGTCGTTGACGCCGTTTGGAAATTGTTCAAGTTGTTCAAGCAACAAACGTTGGTGACGCATGAAACGAAGCGCACCGTTTTCAACAAGCGGTTCAAGTGCTTCAATACGTTCTTCTTTTTTCGTCCTTGATTGAACAGGAAGAAGTTTCGTTCGATAGATTCCTTCTTTCGGCATTGCCGCTTTCAGTTGACGATAGAAGTCGTGTTGCGCTGCGACTGTTTCAATCATGAAGACTTTCGGATTGTATTTCTTCATAACTTCTAACGCTTTATTCAACGCTTGGTGAGCGGGTACTTTTTTCGCCCACGCTTCGACGATATAATAAACGCCCGTTCGTTTATCACGGGCGACGGTTACAATTGCGTTATAGTCGGAATTTTTATTTTTACCCATTGCAATATCCCATGCCGTGAAGTATTCGAAGAAACGTTCCTTTTCGTGCTTTTCTTCATAATCGAAATACGTTAGTTCATCAGGTCGGAAGATTGCGTTTTCCGTGTCGATAGGATTGTTCATAAATTCGGAATTGAACGCCCTGCTTCCCATGTTTACCTTTTCGTGAATCAACGCTTTATAATTCCAACGTCCAGACCAAAGAACTTCATGACCCTTTTCCATTTCTTCTTTGTTCCGCTCAAAAAATTCTTCCGCTTCTTCTTTTCGGTTTTCGTTCTCTTGATCTCGAAGAATGGATTCGTATTCGTCCCATAAATCGCCCCTGTCAGGTTCTTCGACAATTGCGGCGAACTTCTTCGAATGGAAATCACTTCGACCCATAACGTGTTGCAATAATCCTTCAGCCGTGACCGCCGTTCCCATGTAAATAAATGCGGTTCGGTCAGGTTCACCGATTGGAATAACAACCGAATTGAACCAATGAATATTTTTCTCAATCAGTTCAGGCGTATTTGTATTTTTAGAAGATTCTAAATCGTCACAAATTACCAGATCGGGACGGTGTGCGCCGTTACGTTTACCCCGTAACTGTTTCCCAATTGAAGCGGCTTCGACCATTGTTCCCGTTGTCGTCAAGAATCCGTGTTCGTTATCTTTTTCATTTCGTGATTTTTCAGGCGACAATAATTCCCCGAAGTCATTTCGAAGCTTTTCGTTATGCTTCATTTCGTCACCAATCCATTCAACGAATTTTTTGGCGGCGGCGTCCGTTTCTGAAATAATCAAAAGATAGTGCCGCTTGCCGAATGCAATTTGGTGAACGGGGAAGATATTCGAAAGATACGCCGATTTCGCATGACCCCGTGGGGCAGACCACGCAACCCTTTTGTTGATTTCTTCGTTTGAAACAACGTTCATAATCCCCGTAAGTTCCGTATGGAATTCAGGGGCGTCGTCAATTTCGATTCCTTCAGGAATAAGGTTCCCGCCGTTTTCAGGGTTTCGTTCTTCCGAAAAGTATTCATACGCAAAATAAAGCGTGTCGCCGTCGCTCTTATCAATACGGTTCAACGCTTTCAGTTCTTCCATATAATCAATCAATTGATTCGTTTGCCTTTCGTTCAAGTTTCCGTTTTCCTTCCGAAGCCGTGACAATAATTCGATAGCTTCGGCGATTAGTTTCATTCGTTTCTTTCGTGCCGTTTGGTCAACGATATATTTTCGGTCAACAATGCCGACATTCTCGTTCATTCACTTCACCCCTTTTCGTGCAAAATAAAAAGACGCAACCCTGTTTGGGTTACGCCTTGATTCGCTTATCTTCTATTGTCATAAATAGGGTGAAAAGTGAAATAACAAGATACTATTTTTCATTCGCCTTTTCAAAGTAATGAGATAGTTTTTCATATAGTGCCGAATTTTTGGGAACGCCTGCAATATTGTCTTTATCAAAACGAATTTTTATATACCCTTTTTCGTCTTTGATTGCCCTTAATCCCAAACCGTCTAAATCCAAATATTGCTTTGCCATTTTAAAAATCCCCTTCTGTTATTTGAAAATTTTATTGATTGCTTTTCCTGCCGCTTTGCCTGCGATTCTTCGACCGACACGTTTACCAACCTTTCCTTTTTGGACTGCATTCACGTCGTTCGAAAATTTAAGTGCGTCGTAAATAATTTTCTTGATTCCCATTTTATTCGCCGCCTTTCATTGCTTCAGCAATTGTTTCGAATTCCTGTTTCGTCAGGTGAACAAAATCAACATTGTCGGTCAATCGGTTATATGTGCGAATTTCAACGTCTTCCCCTCGAATGACCGCAACCTTTTTGTCTTTGACCAATTCTATTATCTTTTCATTCATTTACAATTTCCCCTTTCGAAATACTCTATTAATATTATACAACAATTAATTTGGGAAGCGGGTCGCCCCGCCGCCCCTTATGCTTTTTTGATAATTGCTTTCGCTTCGTGGATTGTTGGAACGAAGTCGATTTCGTTTTTGTCGGCGTCCTTTACAATGTAACCAACTTTCGGGAAGTGCTTCGCCTTGATTGACATTCCGTTTGAAGCTTTCCAGAATGTTCCGTGCTTTTCGAAAGTCACTTCTTCAGGCGTTTCGATTTCTTCGTTGCTTTCGACTTCAATCATTTGAAACTTTTCGAAGATTCCCGCATAACTGTTTCGATTCTTTTCCGCTAAATCCTTTCGGGAATGGTAGGAAAGGACGCCCCAACTTCCGTTGTCGTAAGCCGCAAGAACAAATTGATAATTACTTTTTTCGCTTTTGCGTTTTGCAACCCGACCGTCAGGAAGAACGACATTGTATTCGAATTTCTTTCCTGCCTTGCGAACGCTTGCCGTTGTGATAACTTCTTCGTTTTCTTCAGCCGCTTCTTCTTCGTTATGTTCGCATTGTTCACAATCACATTCCTGAATTGTACGGATAGCCGCAAGTATTTCTTTTTGTGTGTATTCGTGCGCCGTGTGTACGCCGTAACCCATGTTTCCGAAATAATAACCTTCTTTTGCAATCGCCCAATATCCGTCGCCGTCGTTTTCTACAATTTCAATCATTCCTTGATATTTCTTCGGTACTTTGATGTTTGTTTCGTTTTTCATTTTGTCGTTCCCCTTTCGTTTGTTTGACTATAATTATATTATACGACGAATATTATAATAGGTCAACATGTTTTCGAAAATTAATCAAAAAAATAAGAAGGCGAAAATCCTTCGCCCTCTTAAATCTCAACTTCACCAAGGTATTCGAAGCGGCTTTTGCATTTGGCGCAAATATACCGTTTGTCATAGCCTTTCATTTTCTTCGTGAACTTCTTCCCGCAAACGTCGTTTTTACAACGGTACAAATGCCCGACGCCTTTGAAGCGGTATGTTCCCGTTCGACTTACACCAAGGCGGTCAACGGTTCGCTTGAACGTAACGTCGCCGTCGTGAAACGGCTTCCCTTGCATAAATAAAGCGTAATGAACGCATTCATGATATAAGACGTCAAGAACGATTTTATTTGGTTGATTTTTTACGAACTCATACGACATTGATATTTTCTTCGGTTGGTTTCCGCTAAACTGAAAATATCCAAACGTTGATTTCAGTCGTTTATTAATTTCGATTGGAACTTCGATAGCCATTCCGAAATTATCGAATAGAAATTTTTCGGCAGCTTCAAACAATTGTTTTCCGTTCATCATTATTATTTTCCCCTTTCGAAAAGTAAACTTGTTTACAAGAAGGGCGAAATAAATCGCCCCGCCTGTATTACCTTCTAACGATTGTTGAATATCTTGCGTAATTATAGCCTTGTGGGTCAACGACAATCATTTCTTTCGCTTGTGGCGTTGTAACCCCGACACATTCACGGAACGCCCCACGCATTACTTGACGCCTTTCTTCTTCCGTCCATTCGAAGAATCGTTTGCCTTCGATTGAAGCGGGTGCGGTTGTTGAATCCGTTCCGCCTTTACCTTCGAGAAAGTCCCAATCCGCAAGAAGATTATATTTAAAATATTCGTATTCTTCAGCGTCCATAATTGCGATTTCGACAACCTTGAAGTCTTCGGAAATTCCTTCGACGTGTGACCAATGCGTTTCGATTTCGTTGGCGTGGTCAACCTTGCAAGCGAATTTTCCTTTTTGAATTTGTCCCGTTGTGTTAAGTAATTTCATTTTTAAATTTCCCCTTTGCGATTTGATAATTCCATTATACGACGAATTATGTATGTACGTCAACATGTTTACGAAAGAAAAATAAAAAAGACGACGAAAATTATTCGCCGCCTTCGTTTGTATTATGTTAGTTCCTGAATCGTTTCTTTCATATCTTCGTATGCTTGCTTAGTGAAATCGGATGTTGGTTTCCATTGGTCAGCGTATTGCGTTTTTTCTATTGCGTCCCCGTCCGAATCAATGCTTGCAGTCCTTACATATTGTTTGTGTCCTATTCCCGCACGAAGTTTCATCAATTTTTCAATGTCATCTTTATACTTAGAATTCATTAATGTTTCATAATTTGCGGATATTGCGTTTCTAACGGCTTCTGCTTTCTTGTAAATTTCGTAGCCTTTGTCAACATTTGAAGTCGTGTTTTCAAACGCCTTTTCAATTTCCGTAAATGCTTCTTCGAGTGCTTCGTGTTTTTTCGAATCCGCTTCCGTTGGGTGTAGTTCCTTTTTCGTATCAGGAACTTCTTCGAAACGAACGGTTCCCGACGCTTGTTGTTGCGCTTGTACTTTTTCGGTTTCGTTCCCGCCGTCCATATTAGACATAACGAAAATTGCTCCAACGACTAGGACGCCGTATCCCGCCGCAAGTAATTTCTTCTTCATAATTGTTCCCCCTATATTCCAATGATTCCCTTCAATGGTACAAATAGATTTCCGCTATGTCAACAAGTTTACAAAAAAAAGACGCCTTCCCGAAGGAAGACGCCAAAACGTATTGTTTATTATTAGCGATAGAACACAAGCGCAATACTTTGCATATGGTCTTCGTAACCAGACCAACCGCTATAAAGGTCAACCCAAAGTCGCATTACCCTAGTTCCTGCCGTGGAATAATTGTGAAATGCTTCGTTTACTGAACCTCCGCTTGCAGCATTACCCGCATATTTGGTTTCAATGTCCCAATAATATTCGGTATTACCTTCTTGCATTGTCATTTTGACATTAAAATTGCCGTGTTCACTTGCGGTGAAAGTTGTAAAAATGCTGTAACTATCTTGGTCAACATACAAATACATTGGTTCATTTGGGTAAGCTGTTCCCTCAGTGTAATAAACTTCAGAATACATAAAATCACTCCTTAAAATTAGATTTGTGAAAGACTTCCTTGTCTTTCGATAAAACGTGTTGTGCTTGAATCACGATTTGTAACACCAAAGGTTGAATACAATGACACAAGAACAAAAAAAAAATATGCCGCCGTGTTTGGCGACATTTCATAATTAAACTATACGGATAAAGAACAAGTTACTTTTCGTTAAAACGGCGGATTGATTTCGATTCCTGCATACCATAACGCAATAACAAATGCGCCAACAATCATTGCAAGCGGAAATATAACGTAAATCAAAAAGTTAAAAATTACGATTAGTAAAAACCAAACGAACCCGCAAATAAAAATAAACGTATTCAATAGAATGTCGCCAACAAATTTCATAATGCCGCCCCCCTTGTACGTTTTCAATGAAACGTGTTGTAAAGGAAGCGGCGTTTGTGACATTCTCTATAATTTACTACCGACTACGTTTTTCTTCTTCGTTTAAAATGACCACAACGAATACAAACTTTAAAATCCGTTTCGGCGGTGTACTTATGAACGCCCCGAAGCTTACATTTGAATATTCGTTTGAAGAATTCCGCCATGTTGCGAACCTCCTTTCGTTGAACATTCCAAATCATAAACGGCGAATAAATATTTTGTCAACATGTTTGTTTGTTTACCTTTATGCAAAATAAAAAGGTCGGCATTTCGCCAACCCTTTAAAAATCGTATTCATTTCCGTTTAACGCTTCAGCGATTTCTTTCATTGACGGTTCAATATATCGTCGGGACGTATCAACCGAATCATGACCCGCCAAGCTTGCGACAATTTCAATCTTTCCCGTTGTATCCGCAACATTTTTCAAGAAAGTATGCCGCAATTGGTGAACGGTAAAATGGAACTTTAGATTTTCGTTTAACCTACCCGCCATATGTTGAACGCCCCTTGTCGTCATTTGTGGCGAACGTTCACTTGGAAATAGGAAGTCGCTTTCAACGTCCAAGTCTTCACGATATAAAAGCCAATGCCTAACGCTTTGCGCCGTTGCTTTATTTAATGGAACGTGTCGAAACTTTTCGCCCTTTCCGTTTGTAACCGTAATCAATTTATTTTCGAAATCAACTTCGTTTTCCTTCAGGTTCACCAATTCGTCAACCCGTAATCCTGCGTTGACCATAAGCGAAAATATAGCGTGATACTTGACCCGCTTCTTGTCGTTTGCAATGCGTTTGATTTCGTCAAAGATTGCTTTTACTTGATTACGGTCAAGCCATTTTGTTTCGTTTTGCTTGGCGACCTTCTTCGGCTTGATTCCGTCCATTGGATTCGCTTCGACGTGACCCTTTCGTTTCATTACGTTGAAGAACGTCCGTAATGATTGCAACCGTCGGTTTATCGTTGCAGGTTTCGCACCCGAGTTTTTCAAATGAGTTGCGTATTTTTTGAATGCTTGCTTATGGGTCGGAACGCCCCCCGTCCCCCGTTGGGCGGGGTCGAATTCTTCAACGTTTTCTTGCGCCCATTTATTGAAGTATTTCAAATCATACACGTAATTTCTAACGGTTGCTTCGCTTCGTCCTTCTTCGTTCATTTCTTCGATAAACATTTCAATGAAGTTTTGTTCAATCATCTTCGTTCATTCCCTTCGTTTAATTCGCTATGAATATTATACGACGAATCAACAAGAGAAGTCAACAATATTATATGACGAATTTATTTTGCGTATTCCTATTATATCAACGTTACTGTTTATTCATACAATTATTATTCGTCGTATATTCTCTATTATATAACGAATATCTTGCGTCTATATGTAAGGGAAGGCGACAATAATTAATCGCCCTTTGCTTCATCAATAAGCCCACGTAATTCAGATAGTTCATTTTCAATGTCGCCATTATCCTTATCTTTATTAGATACGTTTTGTTCGATTTCCTGCTTTTCAACCAATAGTCCAAATAGCTTGTAAAATAGCTCTATCGCCTTTACGTTACCTTTTGCAGCTTGCTTTTTGTGTGCGCTCAATACGTCAGGAATTTCATCTTTAACGTTATTCAACGACTGTTCAACAATCGCCTGCTTGAATTCAGGTTTTTGTCGCCAACGGTGCAATTGTCGAACACTTACGCCACAAGCTTCAGCAATTTCGTCAAACGACATTCCCGCCTTTTTCGGCATAGACAAATATCCGATTGCCTGAATTTGCGTTTCTTTGAATTGCGTCATATCTACCATAACAAATAACCCCCGTAAATGAAAAATTTTATTCGGTCGTCCAAAGACGGCATTCAACGTATATTTGAAACGTAATCCACCAACGTAAAACCAACGTAATTTGCACCGTATTTAACGCCAATAAACGCCTTCGTGACGGTATTTTGTAACGTTCTTTTAACGTCAATTATACGTCCATAAAACGTTAATTTTACGTCAATTATTACGTCATTCCAAAATGTCAGTAACGCCTATTTTTACGTTATTTTCGGACAATGTTTTTGACGCTTATTTTCACGTCTTTGACGCTATTTTTACGTCAATATATCCGACAATATATTCGTTCAATATGCGTTCAATTTACGTCTATAACGTTACTTTCGTTTCTAACGTCAAGATATTCGAAATCAATATTCGCTTCAATTTGCGTTATTATCCCTTTCGGGAAATTGCTTCGCAATTATTGGTTTTCTTAAAAGCAATAATTATTGGTTCTAGTTCGTATGGATTTCGTTCAATACGTTATTTCTAGTTCTTGTGAAGCGCATTTCACAATCCCGTGATGAAACGTATTTCACAACCCGAAGTGAAACGAAATCTTGACAAGTATTAAATTTTAAATTTCTGAAGCGGCTTTTTTGCGCTGCAATTTCACATTCTTTCGCAACCCGATTTGTCGGCATATACGAAAGTTGGAAATCGAATCATTGACCGTTTCGCCAACCCGTTTCATTTTATTCGAACGGTGCATTGTAACGGTTGAATTCGAATTCCTGCGACAAAGGCATGAACGCCAATGTCTCTTTTCCTATTAAGTAAGTACGCCGAAGCGGTTATTTACAAGTTATTTTGACGAATTATTTTTCGCTTGTAATGTAATCTTGTTTACAATATAATTTAATGTATAAGTAAACGAAAGGAATGATTCGTCGTGATTGAAGGATTACACAAAAATTCACAACTTGCGGTTTATGTGCGTAAATCACGTAAAGACGAAGACGATTCGGAAAATACGTTGACCAAACATAAGCAACAATTAAGCGAATTTCTTGAAAAAGAAGGTTTTCAAAATACGCAATGGTTCGAAGAAGTAAGTTCCGCCGATTCGATAAACAAACGCCCAATTTTCGTCGGCTTGCTTTCTATGATTGAAGCAGGCGCATTTGAAGCGGTTGTTGTTGTCGCTTGGGACAGATTGACAAGGGGTTCGCAAATAGATTCGGGAAGGGTCGCCGAAACGCTGAAGGATTCCGACACGTTGGTTTTAACGCCAACAAAGGTTTACGACCTGAACAACGAATCCGACGAAATGATGAGCGAATTTGAATCCGTCATTGCTCGTTCGGAATATCGTGCAATCAAGCGACGTTTACAAAACGGTAAAATAACGGCGGTCAAAAATGGAAAGCATGTGAACGGACGTGCGCCTTTTCCGTATAAATACGACCGAAACGACAAGAAAATTAAAATAGACAACGAAAAGAAAAAAGTCTATGACCTCATATTGAATCTTTACTTGGAAAAGCACAAAGGAACAAGAGAAATTGCCGTTACATTAAATAGAAAAGGGTATACTCCGCCAAGTAATAAACCAAACGCAATTTGGCGGAAATGCCAAGTTCGCAATCTATTAAGAAGTGAATTCACGCTTGGATACGTCCAATATAGAAAAACGAAGCGGGTCGGAAATCAAACGTTATTACGTGACCCAAAGGAAATGATTACTACCAAAGGCGAACATACACCCGTAAAAACGAAAGAACAACACGAATTGATTTTGAAACGTATGGCGCAACAAGAACGAATCAGTCCACGGGCGAAGAAAGGAACGCATATTCTTTCGGGTTTATTGGTCTGCGGTGTTTGTGGCGGCGGTTTAACCTTTCGTAAGCAAAAGAAGAATCCAAAAACCGCAAAAACAGACGATTATTATATTTATGTTCGTAAATGTATGAATCCTATAAATAACGGCAAGGATTTTTGCAAAGCAAACAAGACCTGCAAGCAGGAAGTTGTTCTTGATTACGTTTATAAAAGTATGCTTCGTCATAAAGAAGAAGTGTTGGACAAACAGAAATTTGAAGAACAACAAGAAGAACGGGAAAGTGGTCAAGAATTGATAAACGTTCAGGAACGAATTGTTGAAGAAACAAAAGAATCAATCGAACGTCTTGACGATTTATACATTGACGGGCATATCAATAAATCAAAATATGAAGACCGAAAAAGTACGCTGCAAGGAAAGATTTACGAAGCTATGAAGGAAATCGAAAGAATTGAAAAAGACCACGATTTGATAAACCGTGTTACGAAAGAAGACCGTCTTAAAAAATGGGAATCAGTTGATATTGAAGAATTGTTTAGTGACGAAATGGGCGTAAAGGAGAAAAACGAAATCCTGAAGTTGTTGATTGAGAAAATCGAATACAAACGTGAAGGCGACAATATGGAAATAGAAATAACGTATTATTGA